ATGAGAAAGCAAACAAAAAAGGCCATGTCCATACCCTCTTTAAAGAGAGTGAAGCACATGGCCTTTATAAAAAGGGCTGTCTTTAAAAAAAAATTGTCTTTAAAAAATAAAGAGCTGTCTTAAAAAAGATCTGTCTTAAAAGATCAATGGTCTACCTTTAAAGGCAGCCTGTCCCGTTACAGTTGCACCTTGTATGTGCTTATGCTGTTGGCCGCAATTATCTTCACGACATACACACCTTTGGCAAGACCGCTTACGGCGTCGGCAGGTGTGGCCTGTGCCTTGTCGGCAACAACATGGCCGGCGAGGTCATAGACCACGATGCGGGCAGCCTCGGCAGGGATGGAAGCGATGCCCGAAGCGGTGGTGTTGTTCACAGAGAGCGCAATGTATCTGTCGGCAGCTCCGCGCGAAGAGAGCTTCACATAAGCCTCGTGAACGCCAGCGTCAAGAGATTTGAACGACACGGTGAACTTGCCGCCCTTAAGACCCAGACCTGGTGTCGAGAGGTTAAACTTCGACTTGTTAGGGTCGCCGAGGGTGAGCTGCACGGGTTCTGTGAGGTTTTCTGTGGCAACGGTCACCTCGTCAGATGTGGCGTCCTTGCCCACCTCTGCCACGAAGGTAAGCTTGTAAAGGCCCGTTTGGCATATCCAACGAGCAAGGCTGTTACGGTGGAATATCTGAAAAACCACTTTGACGAGGATGTGGACCTTTCAAAAATCTATCGCTATCTTGACAAACTTAGCGACCATCAGCACAAAGTCGTACAGGACATCAGCGTGCGCCATACAGCAAAACTGTTCAGTGGAAATATCGGTGTGCTATTCTATTATGTCACCACACTTTACTTTGAAGCGGATTATGAGGACGACTTGCGTAAGACCGGCTTTTCTAAAGAGGGACGACACAGTAATCCTCAGATCATACTCGGCTTGCTTGTAAGTTTGGGCGGCTATCCGCTTGCCTATTGCATCCATGAGGGCAACAAATATGAAGGCCACACGATGCTACCGACGATAAACGAGTTTGTAAGCAAATACGGATTGGAAAACTTCGTTGTGGTGGCCGACTCCGGTCTGATGAACAATGCAAATATAGCGGAACTTGAGGCGCACGGCTACAAGTATATAATAGGTGCGAAGATAAAGAATGAAAGTCAGGAAGTCAAGAACTGGATACTGGAACAGCCCAAGTGCGACTGCCAGATGGTTGAATATGACAAAGGAGGCGGACGCCGTCTCCTGGTCGGCTATACAGATGACCGTGCAAAGAAAGATGCCTATAACCGGGAGAAGGGAATACGCAGGTTGGAAAAGGCTTACAAGCATGGCGCGCTTACGAAAGGTAACTACACGCAAACGCATCGAAGCCCATATATGCATCTGCTTTGTGGCTTTGAAAGTATACAAGGAACTGGAGCGCATGCTGAAAGTCTCAGAGATTAAGATGAGTGTGGACAAGGTGCTTGCATTGGCAAAGACAATCACCACCATACAAATTAAGCTACCTCTGAATAAGGAGGTTTACACCCAAACCATGCTGATGGCAAGGCATCAGAAAATAGCTAAACTCTTTGATGAAGATTTTTAGGTGACGCAATGACGAAGTCAGGAAAGAATAAACGATGATATACTACGAAGCAGAGGGATGGAACGTCCAAATGTGCGAGAAAGCCGATAATTACTGGTGTACCCGAACGTTGTGAAATAAACTCGTTTATGTATGCGTTTACGTTGCAACTTATTTATAAACAGCAACTTATACAAAAAATATATCGCTAACAGCTTGGCAAAGAAGCTGTTAGCGATACAATCAAATAAAAAGCAATATTGTCAAAAAGTGACCTCGCAGGGTTCACTTATAATATATTGTAACTATCTGATTGTCAGCTTTCTTTGGTTTTTATGGTGCAAAGTTAGGTAAATTCTGGGTAACAAGCAAACTATTTTATAAAATAGTTTACGGAATTATGATTTTTTATGGTGTTAACGAATGTAAAGTGAATTTGGTCGGATGAACAAGAAAACGTATCTTTGTATCGCTTTTTAGTAGTAACGCACTAACATGAAGCGCATTTAGGATACTTCAATCAACATATGTGGAGTCCTCGTTCAAAGTTCGGAGCGTTACACGAACGGCGAATGGGGACTCTTTTTTTTGTCCCCATTCAAAAGGTCGGAGTGGAAGAGACGGCTCAATACACCACGCATCATTTCGACTTGAAACAAACACTGCAAGTGGGACCCAGGGCAGAAGCGCAAGAGTTGATTGAAGAAGACGCGGGAAGGACGGTAGCGAACACCGAAAGCTTCATACACTAACTGTCGTTAGCTGGCAAGTGGTGGTGACGGGGGTTGATCCTGACGGGACTCATCGTTATACAGACTCTCACTTATAGACGGATTTTCAAGTCCTCTATAAGGGGAGAGTCTGCTCAAAAAGCATCAGCCTTCTGAAACTCTTTTAGAAGTTTAATGAAGAATATTGATGATAAATTATTGTATTTTCTCTTTGTTTCTTTCTCTTTATTTTGAACAAAACTTTTAAAAGTCGATATGGTATAGAGAAGTCGCGAAGAAATTAATATAAGAGTTGTTATTAGTTACGTTTTTAGTTGCATAACCTTATTGCTAAGGTAGCCATCCGTGAGGACAGCTACCTTTTTTTGTTGGCTTTAATCGTCTTTTTTAAGCCAAGGGTATAACGGGACTACCCTACAAGTTGTTGACGGTCGGGAGACTGCTTGTTCTGGTTTTTCTCCAGAATAATGGAGCGCAGCTCTTTAATGATGCCTTCCTTGACAAGTATTTCTGTCTCGTACTTCTTCTTAAGCACGGCAAGGTCGGGATGCTCGGTGACGAGCATTGGCTCTTTGCCTCGTATAAGCCATTCGGCTGAGACTTCGGGGAAGAGTTGTAACACGTGTTCGATAAACTCCAACTTAGGTGGCTGTGAGCCGTTGCAATAGTTTACGACTGTAGACGGACGCTGGTCAAGACGATCGGCAAGACCACGAGCCGAGAGGTTGTAATGTCGGCGTAGGGCTTCGAGGCGTTCGGTAATGGTTGTCATAGCTGTAAAATGTTTATTAATGTAATCGTATGTAAAAATATATAAATAAAAAGTAGTTTTATGCCCAAATATTTGGGCAGTTGCCCATATAGTTGTACATTTGCATCGGTAAAACGGTTTACAACCGTTACATAAACTTATTTATTGTGCAAATATACAGATAATATGGCAAAGTTGATAAATAAAACGAAAATAATTGTTCCAAAGGAACAAATTTCCGTACTGATGAATCGGTTTGGATATAAAAGAACAGCTGTGTACAATGCGCTTGCTTACCGTTCACACTCGAGCGTGGCACAGAACATACGCAAGATGGCCTTGGACTCCTTAGGGGGAAGGAAGGTGAGATTGCCGATGTTTGAAGAATAGAGAAAGCTGACAATCAGATATTAAAGCAGTTTGTTTAGATGTGGCACGGAGGAGTCTGTGTCGTTAGACTATTCGGGCTGTTGGTTCGGGAGGATAGACAGTTTTTTTAAATCTTTAAAAACCAATGCTATGCTGCAACTTTTTACGACACGCACCTATCAAGATAGGGTTGACGAGATATACAAGCTGCTCGAGAGAGACAGGGGCTCGCTGAGGCTGTTTGAGTGGCGCATGAGGCGGATACACTGCCTAAACTTGAAGATTAAACAACGTTCTGCCGACATGGGTAGAAAGGAGGAGATATACTAAGGATATGTTTTGGAAGAAAAAGAAAGATAAAAACAAGTCCGACACTTGGGGGAAAACTGCAAGGACGGGAAAATGGAGAAGCACAAAATCGCTTAAGGATAAGCTTGATAGAGTATTCTCGATGTATATACGTTTGCGAGACTCGAAGGAATTTGGCTTTAAGTACTTCAGATGTATTAGCTGCGGAAGAGTATTGCCGTTTGAGCAAGCCGACTGCGGACACTACATATCACGAACGAACATGGCTCTAAGGTTCTCGGAAGACAATTGTTCGGCGCAATGTCGGCACTGCAACCGCTACAAGGACGGTAATATACTTGACTATCGCCAGGGGTTGATAAGAAAGATTGGCGAGCAGAGAGTGATATTGCTGGAATCGAGGAAGCACGAAATGAAGAAATGGTCGAATTGGGAACTGGAGAAACTTATTGAGTACTACAGCAAGGAGACCGAACGACTGAAAGGAATGAATTGATAAGCTCATATTGGTATGTAAAATGTTATTAATGTTAGATGATAGCAGTGGCTATAACGTGTATTACAAGACTTTTTGCCTGTCTGGTGCGTGAGCATAGGACAGTTTTAAGGGGGCGTGACTACGGCTTGGGTAGCGTAGAGTTATAAAGAGGTGGTTCCGATGTGAGGGTTCGATTCCCTCTGCCCCCACGATAATCCCATTCTCATGATTATTTGTCATATAAATGATTCTTATTGTTCGGTTCGTGAGAATAGAACAATATTTTACTACGAAACTATAAAACAAAATATAACATGAACAAGGAATATGTTTTACAGAAGCTGCAGAAGATGATGCCCGACGATACAAAGAGACCGATGGGTGTGAGCTTTGCAGAATTGAAGACAGCCGTACAGGAGGATTTGAGGGAGGTATTGAAGGAGCTGTTGAAAGATGGCGACATAAACTACTTTAAGACTCTGAACGGTGTGACAATATATTTGAAGGATTCTAAATTGTGATAATATGAAAGAGATATGTATTTACGAGTTGCACCTGAGGTACTTCAAGGGTGCGGAAAAAGCCGATTACGAGTTTAGCAGCCGCATCAATGTGGTGAAAGGCTGTAACGGCATAGGTAAATCGACGATAGCAGACGCTATTAGTTGGGTACTGTTTGGAACGAACCAAGCTGGTGACACCAAGTTTGGTATAAAGACCAAGGACGAGCACGGCAACGAGATTGAAGATGTGGAACACTCGGTTGAGATTAGGTTGTGCACGCGTGACGACTCGGACTTTCTTGAAGGCATACCCTTGTGGACAGGGAACCATTTGCTAACCCGAATACTTACCGAGACACGCAAGAAAGATGGTAGCGTGACTAACAACTACACGTACAAGGTAGACGGAGAGGTAGTGACAGCTGGAGACTTTAAGAAGGTTGCTGACGGGATTTGTCCGGAAAAGGTGTTCAGGCTCTGTTCATCGCCTTATGCTTTTGTAGGAATGGAATGGAGCGAGCAGCGCAAGATGCTGAACGACATGTACGGCGTTCCGAGTGTGGAGGATGTGACGGGTGGCGACGCACGCTTTGACGCTGTGAAAGAACTGCTTGAGAAGGAAGACATCGACAAGGAGCTGAAGCATCTGAAATACAATCGCAAGGAAATACAGGACAAGCTTGACGATGTGCCCGTAAGGCTTGAATCGTTGAACAAGGTGGTGCCAAAAGCGGAAGACTGGGACGCGATAGAGAAGCAGATTAACGATAAAGGGCTGGAAATAGACAAGATGCGCAATAGTCTGAACACCATAAACGGCGGTGGTGCAGACTTGGTACGCAAACAGCAGAATATAAACATTCTGAACCTTGACCACAAGCGCAAGCGCATGATGGAAGAGTCGGCACAGCGCATGTTGGGCGATATGATAAAGGCTAACGCTGAGGCAAAGACAGCATGTGATAAGGCTGTGACGGAAGCTGAACAAACTGTAGAGGACTTGAAGAAAAAAGTAAAGTCGTATGACGAGTCTATTAATAGATGCAACACCCGTATCAGCGAACTTAACGCAGAGATGGCAGACGGAGCAGCAAAGTGGAAGATTGTAAAGGCAAGAACGTGGGAATGGAACGAGGATGATGCCTTCTGTCCTACCTGCAAGCAGCCTTTGCCTGAGGACCAGGTGCAGAAGATAAAAGAGGAATCGGAAAAGGCTTTCCTCAATAACCAAGCTGAGGACCTTAAGAAACTGAGAAATGACGCTACAAAAATAAAAGAAGATGTAAAGGCGTGTGAAAAGGAGATTGAAAGCTTCAAGCTGGAGCAGAAAACTACACAGACACAGCTCGACAAGGCCGAGGCAGTACTGAAGGAAGCCCAAAAGGCACTGGAGGAACAGGAAAAGAAGGGGAATGGGAAGGTGAGTGTAGAGACACTGCTTGCGGAGAAGCCAGAATACAAGCAGGTGTGCGACCGTATAGAGAAGGTAGAGGCTGAGCAGGAGAAGCCGACTGACGAGGGCATGAGCGAAGAGGACAAGAAGCTTAAGGCCGACTTGGAAAAGAAGATAAAAGACCAGGAGGCGGAGTTGGATGCGCTACACGCGCGGCTCTCGGTAAGGACACAATGGGATAAGGTGAACGAGCAGATAAAGGCTGTGAAGAACGACCGAAAGGTATGGCAAGAGCAGCTTGACGAGCTTGACGACAAGATAGCAGCTGTGAGCGACTATCAGAAGATGGCCTGCGAGGCTATGGAGAACATCGTAAACAAACACTTTAGACTGGTAAAGTGGTCGATGTTAAGACGACAGTTGGACGGAACAGACAAGCCTTGGTGTGAGTGCTCGGTGGACGGTGTGCCCTATTCTGACTCGAACACAGCTGCCAAGATGAATGCCGGACTGGACATTGCGCGAGCGTTGAAGGAATACTATCAAGTGAACGTGCCTTGCATGATAGACAATGCCGAGGCGGTGCTGGATCCGTTGTATGACGGAGGACAGCAGATAAGGCTGATGGTGACAGAAGACAAGGAGCTAACGATAGAGCGCTATGGATAAAAGACTAAGCACAATATCGGTGACGCGGTGTGGTTTCTGGATGATTACCGAGCACAATGCTGCAAGATAACAGGAGTGGACGTGCAAGTGCTTGGTACATCAAAGCCATTCGTGCAATATAGGTTTTGCGTGTTTCCTCCCGTAAAGGAGGAGCACGTGTTTAAAAGTAAAGAAGAACTGATAAAATATATAGAAAAATGACACAGACAACAATCGCGGTGGCCCAACAGCCACAAAAATCAAACAAGAATGTGGCGGTAGCTGCATTCAAGAAGGTTGCAGAAAACAATTACTATCAGCAGCTAATGCAAAACGCATTGAAAGAGAATGCAGGTGCGTTTGCGACCTCAATCATGGAGCTTGTAACAAGTGATGAAACCCTGTTGCAATGTGATCCGAATGAACTTATGGCAGAAGCAATCAAGGCTGCATCGTTGCGACTCCCGCTAAACAAACAATTAGGGCAGTGTTATATTCTACCCTTCAAAAGTAAGGGTAAGTTAAAGCCTTCACTTGTAATTGGCGTGAAGGGCTATGTCAACCTTGCTTTACGTACAGGCAAATATGAAACCCTTAACATGGACGTCGTATATGAAGGTGAATACGGCGGCTTTAATAAAATAACTGGAGAACTGCAGTTGAATACTGAAAACAAAAAAAGTAACACGCCTATCGGCTATTTCGCTTATATGAGAAAGAAGGATGGATTTGCCAAAATTCTTTACATGACAATAGACGAAATATGCGCCTATGCAAAGGCATTCGCTCCAACAGTAAAATACAGTAATATAGATGCAAATGGTTTAAAAGAGATTGCCCTGAAACAGTCCGCATTGATTTTCAATGATGGAGTTGGATGGTTTCAGAATTTTGAAAGCATGGCGTTAAAGACCGTACTGCGTAGACTGCTTTCGAAATGGGGAGAATTGTCCGTTGACGACAAGAGTAGTCAGAAAATTGAGTCTATGGATGAGGCGATACCCTCGGAGTTTACGAGAGACAATGGATTCGCGGAAGCCAAGGAGGTGATCAACGTGGACGCACAGACGGGAGAAGTGGTGAATGATGGCGCTGCAAGCGCGGAAGCTGCCACGGCTGCAGAGGACGATAATCCGTTTAAGTAATGGAACTACGCATCGTAGGCAGTTCGAGTAAGGGCAATGGCTATCTGCTCGAAGCAGAGAATGGCGACCAGCTTCTGATTGAGGCTGGCTGTCATTTGAGAGAATATCAAGACGTAGGAAGGCTTAAAAGAAGTCGTGCACGTGGCATGATAGTAAGCCATGAACATGGCGACCATTGTAAGTATGTGCGCGAGTTTACAAGTGCCGGGATAGACGTATACTCGACAGCTGCTGTAAAAGAGAACAATAAATTTGGCGTTACGGCGGTGGAGCATGGCAAGACATATCAAGTGGGAGACTTTAGAGTAACGCCTCTGAAAGTTGAGCATGACGTGGAATGCTTCGCTTATCTTGTGCATCATCCGGAAATGAAGACGCTCTTTTTTGCTACGGACTGTTGGAATCTGCATCAAGTAGTGAAGGGAGTGTCGCATTATCTCATTGAGGCTAACTATCAGGATGATATACTTGATGAGGCTGTGAGAGGAGGACGTACGGTAGCATCACAAGCGGACAGAATAAGGCTGAGTCACATGAGTTTGAAACATTGTGTGGAGTACTTGAAGATGTGCGAGGCGGACAAGACAGCGAGAACGATAACGCTGATACATGCAAGCGAGAGACATCTGGACGAGAAACACGCTGAGCTGACGGTGGCGGGACAGACTGGTGTGCCGACATGGGTGGCGAAGAAGGGATTGGAAATTGTATTAATGTAAAAAAATAGAACAAAATGAAAATATCTAAATGGAAAGTAACCGCTTTTGTGGTGTGGGTTGTTACAACACTCATTGTTGTCAGCATTGCGCTGAGAGGTGTAAGTAAAGCTGACACAGCAACAAATCTGATTAGCGTAGCAATCCTTTTATTTTGGACGCTCTTGTCCTTAGCAACGAATTGTCTCACTTTTAAAAATAATAAAAACAATGAGTAAAATTAAATCAATCTGTATGTTTTCGCTGCTCGCAGCAGCCGTGTCTCTAACCTCTTGCAGCGAGCGCATCGACGCAGGCTCCGAGGGTATCCTCGTTAACCTTTATGGTACAGACAAGGGTGTTGACGACGTTAGTCTCGTCACTGGCCGTGTGTGGTACAACCCCTTCACCGAGGAGGTCTACGAGTACCCCACGTTCGTCCAGACCATCGACTACCCCGCTTTCACCGTTAATGCAAAGGACGGTTCTGCGTTCACAGTAGACCCTACAGTCTCTCTCAAGATGATTGACGGCAACGCCCCCAAGGTATTCAAAAAGTACCGCAAAGAACTCGGCAGTATTGTCAATGGTACGCTGTACAACTACGTCAAGGATGCCTTCCGTATACAGCTTAACAAGTACACCACCGACCAGATTGTCAGCAATCGCGATACTGTTGAACGTGCTATAGAGGCACAACTAAGCGAAGCACTTGCCAATGAGCACTTCCATCTCGAACAACTCACCTCTGGTCTCAAATACCCAAACTCTATCGTGCAGGCAGTCAACCAGAAGAACAAGGCCATTCAGGAGGCGCAGCGAGCACTCAACGAGGTTGCCGTCAAGAAGGCAGAAGCCGAGAAGATGCTCGTGCAGGCACGTGCCGAGCGCGAGGCCAACGAGCTCAAGTCTGCAAGTCTCACTCCTGCAATCCTCAAAAAGATGTGGATTGAGAAGTGGGATGGCAAGCTCCCGGTTTACGGAAATGTGCCGCAGGTCATGATGACCAAGTAATAAGCACTCTCCCTGACAGCAAGTACAGTATGAAGTTGAGCCGTTTTAGACTGGTTGGCATTTGCTGTAGCCGTAAAATATCAATTACCGCATAGACAATTCAGCAAAGGTTTCAAGCCTTGCTTTATTAGGCAAGGCTAATAAAGCAAGACAAGGAACGTCCGCAAAATGACGTGAAACTACAGGTGAAAGCCCTGACAAAACTCCAGTTTGCTGTGCTTGTCTGTCTTGAAGAAGTTTTAACAAACAACAATATGAAAGAAGAAGTATATCAAAAAGCTATCATTAAGAGTAGGTGTATAGAAGCTTGTAATGACACTAATTATCTATTTATTAGCGGGGCATCAAACGAAGTGGGATATAAGGGCATTGAATTTCTTGTAGGACACGACATGGAGTTTCGTAATAAACTTATTGATTTATTAACGGAGACACAGAAACGTTTGCAAAAAGAATTTGATGAACTTTAAAAATAGGAATTATGGAACCAATGGTAACAATATCCGTAAAGGACTATAACGAACTTGTACGGAATAGTGGTGATAAACGTGTGATAGAAGCACTAAAGTTTATCATAAATTGCATATTAAAAGATTCTGCCTTTATTAAAAAATATGATTCTGATTACAAGGTTGTAGATGCGCTACAAGATTTTGTCAAGAACCTTCAGAGCAAGGAGTGTAGTTTTGAGGAGGTAATGATGCGTTTTAAAAACGATTTGCTACATGAGAGTACCGAGGAAGATAAAGAAGGCAGCGAAGCACGTTGAGCGTCATATGCGACATACGACAAGCGGATTGTGGTTAATCCCTTATAGCGAATTTGTTGTAAAAGGACGCTGCACAAAGTGGAAGTTGAAATGCTTAAACGAAGTCAAAAGAGAACTTCAAAGGCGGTTGCTTGAAAATTGGCAACATTTTAATGGTACTATTTTGATGCATTAATAATGAAATAATTGGAAAGGGGGTAAGGGGGTATGGCGACTTTTGAGCGACTTAATGACCCAAGGCAGTATATGGCTGCTATGAGAGAGATAGACAAGGCTCGCGACTGCGGGTATGCAATAGACATAGTGAAGCACAGAGAGGTGGCTACGAACAAGCAGATGGCTTATCTGAACTTCATCATCAGTTACTATGGATATAAGCAGGGCGAGACCTTCTATAGTGTGCTACGGACGATACAGCAGGACGTGTGTCCGCATATATTCCTGGCAGACGGAAGTAAAAAACCAAAACCGCTGTGTTACCTGACTACAGCTGAAATGTCGAGCGTGATAAGGAACTTTCTGGATTATGCGTCGATGGGCGAGGTGATAATACCGGACAAGGACGACGAGAGAGGACTGAGAAGCGCAAAGGCAGAACTGGCGAGCGGTGGCGCAGGGTGGGTGTAGAGAATTAGGAATTATGAGTTAGGAATTAGGAATTAGGAATTGTCGCCTTTGGCGATGAGGAATTAATAAATTTTGAATTAAGATGATACATATTGAAGGACCGATAATAAAGATTCTGCCCGAGAAGAGCGGTATAAGCCAGTCGGGCAGAGAATGGAGAGAGCGTGACGTGGTGATAGAGCATGTGACGAGCTTGCAATATCCGAAGAATGTGGTAGTGACGTTTAGAGGTGCGCAAGTAGACGTGGTGAACCAACTTGGCAATGGTGACGCTGTGGGATGCGACATAAGCATTGACACAAGAGAGTGGCAAGGTCGGTGGTTTAATGCGGTGACCGGGTATAATTTGGTGAAGCTTAAATAATATAAGATTATGGAAATACCAAATAGATTACTGGAGTTCGACTGGACGGCTATCAAAATATGGCTGTGCTTCGCAAAAAGTACGGATGAAGATGGTTTAACTTTAATATCAGACGAAGAGGTTGCAACAGAGGTCAGGTTATCGCCTTTAGCCGTAAAACTTTATAAAAGTCTTCTAATAAAAGAAGGATTTTTACCCTGTAAAGGACCACTACCGTCCGTAAACGAACATAAGAAAAAGATGTCTAACAAAAGCTTCTAAATATGGCTGACATTGGGGCTTGCTTTAGGAAGATAGGAGATATACCTACAACCCTAACGCTCTTCTACCTTATATATAAGGCAAACGATGAGGGATATGTAGATGCTTCTTATGCGGACATGGCTAAAGCTTTAAATCGCTCGCGAACAATGTTGTATAAGTACGTGATACGACTTGCGAGTTTGGGTGCTATAGAATTACGAAGTAAACAACAAGTAAACAACAGGTTAACAGCGAGTGAACAAAAAAGAACGTACATATACATACCTCAAATAGCTTATTATAAGCGTGTTACAAACATGGAGGGAAATCGTGCGGTTAACAGTAAGTTAACAACAAGTAAACAGAAGATTAACAAGGACGACTTGCCACGAAAGACGCTCGAAGAACGTAAGGTAGAATTTCACGAGGCGTTAAAGCCTTTCGTTGAGAAATATGGAGAAAGCTTGATAGAAGAGTTTTACAACCATTGGGCGCAGGTAAACGAGGGTGGCACGAAGATGCACTGGGAGAAGCAGAAGACGTTCGAGATAGCTCGGAGGTTGGCTACATGGAAGAAGAACGATGACGAAAGGAAGTTGTCGCGTAAGACTTCGCAGGACATCGGAATGGTGTATCATAAGGAGGAGGACGAATTTAAAAACGAAGAAACATGGTAGGAAAAGACATAAAAACCGTGTGGGAGGAATACGAGCTGGCGCTGCAAGGTACAGGCTTCTTTGGGTCGCCGAAGAAGGTAAGCATACGCATTGACAACGCAAAGTTGTTGCTGTGTAACGGGCTGAAATACTATTGTGGTGAGGGTGCTGTATGGCAACATGAATACGAGGAAGTGGCGGAATGGCTGACGGACAACAAAGGGCGTGGCCTGTGGCTTTGTGGCGAGTGTGGACGCGGCAAAACGCTGATAGGCGCAAAGATTCTCCCGGTGCTGTTTAACTTTTATCACTTCCCAAGAAAGATAATCTCTCTATATGACGCGAAAGACTTGAACAGTAAGTTTGACGACATCGTAAAGAAACACATTATATATATAGATGATGTGGGTAAGGAATCGGTGGAGGTAAACTATGGCAACAGAAACCTCAGGTTCCCAGACATTGTAGACGAGGCGGAGAAGAAAGGCAAGCTGCTGATGTTCTCGACCAATCTGTCGCAAGAGAAGATGGTGGAAAAATACGGGGAGAGAACGGTAGACAGACTGAGGGCGATAACTAAGAAAATCGTGTTCAGAGGTAAATCGCTAAGAAAATAACTAAAACTAAAGAAATATGAAGACAACAAGAATAGACTTTGTGGCTAATGCCACGACAAGAGAAGCAGGTGTGTATGCCTTAAAATACGGCTGGGCCTTTGCTAAGGGCGTAAGTAGAGACATCAATAGCTTTGCTCATAGGCTGCCATGGGTTTGCGTGGCGGTGGTGCTGATAGCGAGTGTGGTTGTAGGTTCGGTACTTGTAGCAGAGGCAAGAATGGAGAGAGACCATGCGAGCAGGGAGATGTTTAAGTTGCAGCAGCAGGTAAAACAGCTGAGTTGCATCGTAGAATCGAATAACAATAAGCAATAAAACTATTACAATTATGGTAACATTCAACAAAGACCTCTCGCCTATAGACCAAGCACGTATAATACTGCGCAACTACGACAAGGTTGTTGCTGAGCGCGATGAGCTAAAAAAGGAGAACGAACGTCTGAACATGCTCGTAGAGCAGAAGGACGTGCTCTATCGCAATATGCTTGAGCGCATGGAGGCGAAGAACAAGCAAAGCGCCATTGAGGGCGAATACAAGCACCTGAAAAAACAGTACGACAATCTCAATGAGGAGTATGAGAAACTGAAGGGCGCACGCTATACGGTGGAGGTAGTGAAGCAACTGTGCGGCAGCTTAAAGGCGTACGGCAACCAATTGCGCAAGGCAGGGTTGAATATCGGCGCTATAGAGGAACTGTTTGACAGCAGAACAGAAGAACCGTCAGACAAAGATGAGCCGACGAAAGATTGCAGAATTGTCTACGACAAGCAGACACAAAACTTCATCGCCTACGTGCGAAAGATAGTGGACATATTCCGCAAGACGGGCACACTAAGAGGTATATCGGTGTTTGCAGCACAGGCAGGTGTGACGTCCATATCAAAGGAGAAATTCTTTCTGTATGGACTGGACAAGGAAGGTGAGCTGACAGACGAGGAAATCGTGGAGCTGTATGAGAATGTAAAGAAACGATAAAAACAACAGAGTAATGAAAGAAGAGCACACATTATGGGAATACTTCAAAGAAGATACTCCTATAAACATCAAAGTAAATAATAACAAAACGATACAATCTATATCAGAAAGGAGTGCGAAATGAAACACAATCCATTTGTACCTCGTGAGCAGCGCACAGCTATTCTCACTTTTGACAACGGTCAGCGAGTCCGTGCCGAAATCACTCTTCCTGGCACAGATAAACCTGTATGGCACACAGAACTTGAACGTCGTATAGTTAATGATTTTAACAAGGCGCAGCCACGTGCTGTACACAAGTTAGTCAAAGTCCATCTTCTAAGGACTCAATCCTCACAACCTTTCATCCTACGAAACATACAACTATGAAGAAGAAAATCAAGACATGGCTTATCCTCCTTTTGGGTGGAGTGACAGAAGAAGAATCACGAGAGAGCGACATGAATAGTGCTTACGTTGGCGCATATGTAGCTCTGACTACCATCAAGGAGTATGCTGACAGCCTAAACGGCACTCCTGCCGACGAATGGTGCAAGCTGATGTACAAGCAGATTTGCAGACAATTAGATTCGGTCACGCATGGAACTGACGAAGAAATACCAACGGGAAAATAGATTTTTTGGAAATGTGTTACAATAAAAATTACAACAATGGAAAACAAGATTAACATAGCAGAGATATTGAAAGACTGCCCGAAGGGGATGAAGCTGTACTCTCTGATTTATGGTGAGGTTGAATTCTCTCTAATTGATGATACTAATGATAATTATCCAATCTGTATAAAGACTAACTTAGGAAGTTTTGTGAATTTTACAAAAGACGGACGTTACGCTATTAGGTTTCCAACAGCAGAATGTCTCCTCTTCCCCTCCTCAGAAATGCGCGACTGGACAAAGTTCTTCAAGCGAGGGGACGTGGCTATACATTTATCCAATGGTTGTGGAGTTCTTGTCGAAGAATGGACAGACGATTCTTACACCTCTTTCAAAGCTTCTGTCTTTCAATTAAAAAAAGGGGGATTTGCAAAAAGAGACAAAAGGGTCCTTTCTATAGATGACTTTGTCAAGGCAAGTGACGAACAACGTGACAAGTTTATCTCCGACATGGAAAAGTTCTTTGGTGGCAAGTACAATCCCGACACCATGCAAGTAGATCCTGTAAAGTCCACGTGTCCGTTCGAGCCGTTCGACAAGGTGTTGGTGAGGGACGCTGAAGGACTTGAATGGAACGCTAACTATTTCTCATATTACAGGGAGAATAATAAAGACTTTCTTTATGCTTGTATGGACAATCCTTATCGTTACTGCATCCCCTACGAAGGCAACGAACACCTGCTTGGCACAAGAGACCCATACACGGAAGGAGGTAGCGAATGAGCTGCCCCTTCTCCCTCGAAAACGTCAAGTTCCGTGAGACTGCCCACATAGCCTTCGAGGACGAATACATTACGGCATACCAGTCTACCGACATTGTTCCGACGATATACAAGAGCGTCAACACCCCTCGCGACAAGAACGGCTTGGTATCAGGCAAACCAAAGACTTACTATCGCACTCAAAGCAGCGTGTGGGTTACGGAAAAGACATTCGTTAAACAATATCAGAAAATCAGAGAAAAATAATATGATAAACGAAGAGAAAATAAAAGCAGCAACTGACGTAGTTTTTGCTGATGTGCTCAGCCCAAAGGCAAATATATGTATGTCAGCAGGTTTCATACGTGGTATCGAATGGTTCAAGGAGACTATTTGGCATGATGCCAAAGAAGAACCCGAATACAGAAAACCAATTATCGTTAAACGCATTTGTAATATAATAGAGGGTACTTATGTTGTAGATGTGTATTGCAATGTTATTCCTTGGAAGAAATATGCAGATGTTTATGAAATAATCAAATGGTGCTACATCGAAGACATATTGCCGAAAGGAGGTAAGAAATGATTAAAGCAGAAGACCTAAGAATAGGCGACCTTGTAATCGTTAACGAGAACTGCTCATTAGAACAAGGTACTATAGGAAAAGTATCAGAAGTACGTTCCACACCCCTATACAAAGAAAATGAAGGCAGTATTGGTCTTAAACCCATTTCAAACGACAGATGGCCGTATGGAGTATTGTGTCGCAATATCGACCCCATCCCCCTTACTCCCGAAATTCTCGAAAAGAACGGTTGGAAGAAGAGAACAGAAGGATGGTACTTTATGATGATTAGTAAATACATGTATTTGTCAGTAGAGTTTGGATATGAAAATGGTATAAGAGTTTTCTTAAAACGCACTACTGATGGACTTTATGTAAAACTTAATGTTGCAAATAACGTCCACGAGCTACAGCATATACTTTGGGCACTGGGCTTGGACGCGGAACTTAAAGTATAATTTAAACAAAGCACTAAAAGTATTAGAGAATGAGAGAGAAACAATATTCATTCAAGGTAACAATCACTCTTGAAGAAGGTGATAATTACACACATGAAGAAGTCAAAGAAATTGTCGAGGATTATCTCGGCCTCGGCAATGATAATGAGCTTATGGGAAGTAAATCCTATAAAAGATTCAAGGTTGAACCAATTAAGGACGAGTGTCACAAGTGAGAAAAAGTTATTCATATTAAAGGAATGTAATTATGAAGAAGATCATGTTCAACAACAGGTACGGACTCACCCAAGCCGTACTTGAAGGTCGCAAGACGCAGACAAGGCGTATTCTGAATCCTACAATGCTTTTCGAGCGTTTGAATACGTACGAAGGTTGGACAAAAGAATCTATTGCTGATTGGAAGGAATATTGTAAAGACCGACTTTATAAAGCAGAGGGTGAAGAACTGAAAGAAATGCTTGATTACGCCTTGGAACATTCACTATACAAGGTTGGAGAAAATGTAGCTATTGCGCAAAGATACATAGACCTTGCAGACAATGATGAGTTCTATCGCCTTTGTGGCATTCATGGGATGCCATTAGAGTGTATTAAATTCGAGAAAGGTTGCAAAAACAAAATGTTCGTTAAGGCAGACCTCATGCCGAACCGCATCCGCATCACCAACATTCGTATCGAGCGTCTGCAAGACATCAGCGAAGAGGATTGTTTGGCTGAGGGTATCGTGGATTTTGAGAGCAGAATAAACAAGGCGCATTTTTACAGCATCACAGATGAATCTGCCACCTATGGGACAGCCAAAAAGCCATACTCCCTGCTCATTGACAAGATCGCAGGAAAAGGCACATGGAAGCGCAACCCCTACGTCTTCGTCTACGAGTTTGGACTTATTAACCATCCCTTATTGGATTAAATATAAATAATATGAAAAAGTTTATTGGTATGAAGGTCATTATGGCAGAGCCTATGACTATGACAGAAGCACAGAAAGTGCTTGGTAGAGAACTGAAGCCAGCAACCGTTGAGGAAGATGGCTACTTAGTAGAGTACAAAGACGGATATAAGTCTTGGTCTCCTAAGAGTGTGTTTGAGGAAGCCTATCGTGAAGTAGGTTTTGTTAACTTCGGTGGTGCTATTAACTTACTGAAGGCTGGTCTTGCTGTAAGACGCAAGGGATGGAATGGTAAGGGATTGTTTATTGTGAAGCAGGTTCCTTCTCATATCACTGGTGACATCATTCCTAACATGCAGTCGCTTCCTCAGTCTGCCAAGGACATCATTATGGCTCGCAAAGAACCACATATCGACTACACCAATCAGATGCTTATCATAAACCCCGATGGACGTGCTGACTCATGGGTGCCATCGTCAAGCGATGTGTTTGCAGAAGACTGGGAATTGGTAACTGAGTAAGAATAAAATAAATAAATTTATGGAACGATTCAAAGACATATTACAACTCACAGCAAATTGTGAAATAACAGAAATAGTAGATGGAGAATTGTGTAGATGGAAGTACATAATGATACATCCAGAGGACGGAAATTATATTCTTGCTATTAACTGTTTTACTCATAATGTCGATAGTTTAAACCTTTCCTCAATGAAAAGAAAATACTTTTTTATAGGGGAAGGAGATGTTGAATTTATTATAAGAGAGAAGATAAGACAAAAAGAAGACATATTAGAACTTGTTAAACGAGACATACAAGCTCTGTATAACGAGTTAAAGTTTTACGGATTTAAAGAATAAAAAACACCTCTCCCTGGTGACAGCAGGGAGAGATAAATAAACGAAGATGAAGAATGTAATACAAGGGAATTGTCCGTGCTGTCCTTATGCGGACCTATTTGGTGGATATTGTAGTTATTATCACTTTTTCCCTGCCAATATCAATTTCGGAGAAGCAACATGCCGTTGTGAAAATTTAAAACCAAGAAAGGAAGAAGAACAATGAAGTTTATAGAAGTAATTTCTGATACACGTGATACTGTTAGTATTCCAGTATCAGACATCAAGGAGATCCATGATTGGTGCGATGGAAATAGTTCCGTCCTAACAGTACATGGTGAATATTACTATAGTGTACTTTCACGTAAACAACTTATAGAAAAAATCGAAAATTTGTAACTATGTCAACATCTGAACCAGTAGAACATAATAAGCAGCCAAACCGCATAATATACTTCGGTACTAATGGCTGTGTTGGGCATTATCCTTTGGGAATCAACTTCACTCTTTCAAAAGAAGAGTATAAGGATTCTAAAGAGATAGACAGAATCATATCTGATGAGATTTTAGACGGGAATACTGGAACCTTTCTACGTTACTTGTCAGACGGAGTACCTTACACATGTTACGGTGTCCCTTATTCTCCAGATGATGAACGCCCAGGTAGTAAGACTATCGTATTAGTTGAATATGGTACTGTACAAGAAGTAAAGGATGCAATCTTGCAAAACCCTTTCCTCTTGGATAAATTCAAGAAAGTAAAAGAGAAGTATAAACTTAACATTGATTTTTTGGAGGACAAAAAATGATGGAGAATATAATTGACATGGAGGGATTGTTATGAATGTATTTTTTTATAAAAAAGAGGATGAGGAAAACTCCATATTGCAATATGAAAAATGCTCTTACAATAATATTCCTCGTATAGGTGAAGAAGTTATCATTAATAACAAATGGTATCTTGTAGAAAATATAGTAAATAGATATAAAAAACTGAAAAACTTTACATTTACAGATGTATATATTTTTCTTAAAGAATTGGAGGATAAATAATGGACAGAAAACAAGCGAAAGAACTGCTGCCTATTATACAGGCATTTGCAGAAGGCAAGACAATAGAGATTAGAAGTAATTCAAAATATAATCCTGGAGAATGGATAGAAACCGCCACTCCAACATTTGATATAAAATCTCATGAATACCGCATCAAGCCAGAACCCAAGTACCGCCCATTTGCTAATGCAGAAGAATGCTGGCAGGAAATGAAAAAGCATGAGCCGTTCGGGTGGGTAAAAGATAAGCAAGATGGACATTATGCTTTAATTACTGCTGTGGAAGATGGTGCACGTGCAACAGGTTTAAATGGTGTTATTGGTTGGAATTTCACTACTTTAAAAAAATATTTTGATTTCGCTGATGGTACGCCCTTCGGCATAAAGGTGGAATAGTTATGGCATGGTTAGCAGTAGATAAAGATGGTACTGAATGTGTATGTAGTACTGAGCCTTATCGAGATTGGGTAGATTTTATGTGGTGTATTGAAAATATTTTCGACTCCTGTGCGATAGGACTTCCAAAAGGTTCAATTAAAAAACTCATCGGTAGAGAGCTTACTTGGGAAGATGAGCCAGTCGAATTAAAATAAATTAAAATGAGCAAGGAGACCAGACTAAAGGTATATCGTATGTATGATGGTCATTGTGCCTATTGTGGCAAGGTTATCGAGTACAAGGATATGCAGATAGACCACATAGTTCCCAAGAACAGAGGAATGTACTCCAGATGGGATGGGAAGCAAGGTAAGTTCGTTGTAACCCAAGGCGAAGATAGCTTAGAGAACTATATGCCAGCTTGTCGTGCTTGTAACTTCCGTAAGAGGGATATGACCTTGGAGCAGTTCAGAGAGGAAATAAAGAGACAGGCTGTTGGCTTGCTAAGAGGTGCTGCAAAGTTCCAGGTAAAGATGAGCATTGCCTATGGTCTTATTGTTCCCCAGTTCGATAAGGAGGTAGAGTTTTATTTTGAGAAGTTGAAAATAAATGATTAGTATATGAAAATAGAAAACATTAAGTTCAAGGACAAGTGTATCACTCCTAAATATGCAGATAAAATAGTATGTGGTTCGCTCGTTTCCTTCCCTGATGGTAGTATATTTGGCATAAATGAGGAGGAATAGTTATGGATAAAAACGTTTGTGATAATACGTTAGTCTTTGGTAGCTGCTATATTAGAAGCTGTATTAAAGTGCCTTCTTTGACGGCAGGAAGGGCTAAATGGAAGGCTTTTTATAATAAGTTCCCTTGGCTTAAAGGTCAACCTTTCTATCTTAGACGTTCATGCTTCTGGGATGGAGGTGAAAGACATTTGAAGGCAATAAAGATAAAACTTAAAAAGATATAGTTATGGCATGGGTGACAGTTGATAAAATCGGTGAGGAATTAATCTCACGAACAGAACCATTCAGAGTTGGAGACTATTGGATTGGTTATTCTATATTTCATCTTCCAAAAGGTAGCATTAAGAAACTTATTGGAAGAGAATTATCTTGGGAAGATGAACCTGTAGAACTTAAATACTAAAATTTATGTTCAAGCTATATAACGTTAAAGCAAAACAATTATGAGAACAATTAAATTTCGTGGCAAAGACGTCTTTACGGACGCTTGGCGATATGGTGACTTGGTTCACAACAAAAAAGTGACAACAACAGGCTTAGAGCCTCGTACTATGGTTGGTGGGTATGAGGTTGACCCAGAGACGGTAGGCAATAACACAGGACTGGAAGACAAGAACGGCAAGGAGATATATGACGGTGATATCCTCGCCCATAATGGCAAAGTTATCGGTCATGTTGTTGATGGTGTTCGCGGTTACTGCTTCGATGTGGTGTATGCCATCCCTCTATTCACAAGCACATGGCCGTTATATGGAGTCGTTGTTAACGACTATAAAGGCGATGTAGAGGTTGTAGGCTCTATCCACGATAAGGAATGTAAGGAGAAAGCAATACTTAAATATTAAGAAGATGAAAGCAAGATTGGCAAAGAAGATAATTAAGGCGAGTGCTACTTATGGTTTCTATTGTAGAATGTGCGACACTCACAGTAGATTTAAGTATTATCCGTATTGGACAAGCCATTGGAACTACTATGGTTCTCAGATGGGCGGCGCTCCTTCAGCAACTTGGAAGTTAGACCAACGCTTGAATGCAGCTTTGCGACGATTGCCTCAATATACACAGAAACTGTCGAGTGCTGTTGAGGCAAAGTTAAGGGAGATAAACAGACTACGCAAGATGTTGGAACGATTAAAAGCCGAACAAAGCGGTAAGGAAGGGGACAGTAATGGGAAGGCAGATTTTTCTATATCCAGTAAGATGGAGAGTCTATAACGGCAATCTGTTAGACCGGGAAGCGAGTCGTGAACTGACCATGTTCTACCAAAGGCGCATGGAAGAGGAAAAGAGCAAGGGGGAGTTTGTCCCTTATAGGACTTACTTCCGCTGCTCAAGGTTTAAAATTAAAGAATGGAGGCGGTATGAAAATACGTATAGCAAAGAAAAAGGCTAAGAAGGAAGTTCTTGTTGAGTACCATTCTTGTAAAAAGAATCACATAAAACTGACGAAATTTAGTGACCGTTACAATAATCAATATGATTATATTTATAGAGAATATAGCAAACCTTCCTTCGATAGGGTTTTTCTGACAGTTCCAAGAGGTAAAAAGAAGAAGCCCTTTGATGAATTTTTGAATAAGAATAAAGGTGGTTTTATACCACCACAAATTTATAAAATTTAAATAATATGAAGATTAACATTTTAGATTTTTTCATGGCAGCATTGCAGATTGCCTTTATCGTGTTGAAGATCTGCGGAGTGATTAACTGGTCGTGGTTGGTAGTGCTCATTCCTATTATCCTTTTTGTAGTTATCAATATCGCTGCACATTTGTTCTTGTGGTGGGCGAAGAGATACGCAAAGCGTAGAACAATCAAAACACCGTGGGATTAAGTTGTAGCATTAAACAAACACACTATGAAGAAAAGAATTATCTACGACACCAAGGTTTCTGTTGACAACATGATATTGGAAGCAGAAAAAGAAATGAAGATTTACTACGAGGAGGTAGCGGAGGTCTTCCTAATGGGATATATATATCTTTGTTCACAAAGAAAGCTGTTCGGCATTATCCCATTGCCCAACAAACACGATTGTAAAGTATTTACTCACATATTTGTACGTAATAAATATACTGGTAGGGTACACGCAACAGTACCAAGTCTTTTGAGCTTTGAAAGCAAGAAGCGGCTCATGGAGGAGACACAGAACTTGGAGTCATGGCTGCGCAACAAGTGCAAGCAGTACAAGCAAAGCAAACAGGAGGAATAACAAAAAGGCGGATGGACAGGGAAAACCTATTCATCCGCCTTTCGATTAAGAATTTACATACCACCAAATCTTGTCTGTTGGGTGGTCGGTGTCCTCGTCAAGGAGGAAGCTTCGTGCTAACTCGCATGACTTCTGCAACAGTCGGCTGCGGTCACGAAACCATGAGCGGAGTGTTTCGATGTGGTTTGAGTACATGAGGTTGACGGTAACACAAAAGTCCCAGAAATTGTAATCGTCGGGCAAGGAAAGATACATCTTGTCGTAAGCTGCACGTATATCCTCATAGGGGAAGAACGGTGCATAACGCTTGTGCGTGTCGTCAACAAAGTAGTACATTCGTGCGATGGTTGCACGTGCATTATCCTCGTTGAAATGATGGTCGGAGTCGAGCAGATAGAGCATTTTGTGAAGAGCAGACTCCATCTCTTGGTCTGTCATTCCGCAAGAGTTGTTGCGGATGCGTGAAGCTGCGCTATCGAAAGCGTCAGCAAGTAAGTTGCGTACATTCATAGTTATTTGGTTTTAGTGTTAGACGTTCTGTTGCGTCGGAAGATGCGGCATGTCACCTGTACGATGGCACAGACATACAGAGCCAAGGTCATGAGGATAAGGATGAAGTCGGCATCGTACATTTCGTTAGTTATGAGCCATGAGCCGTAATAGAGCCGTATGGCATTCGTGCCAATGATGTAGGTGAACGGTATGCGCCATATCCAACATAGCTTAAAAAAGTGACTTGCAGGGAGCATGAAGACAACGGGGAAGATGTAGACCATGAAGTAGAGATAGGCTATACATTCCTCGTTCTCACGAATGTCTATGAGTATCTCGCGTGGATTGTCGTGAAAACTGTATACTCCATACCAATGACAGAGCATGAGGGAAACAGGCACGTATCGAAGAGCCTTAGAATAGAAGAAGAAAATTGAGCGGTTGAGTATTACGCTCACCTCTGCTGTTGTTTGTTTGGGTAACATAAGCCTTATTGTTTTAGAAAAACGTAAATATAGCGAAAATAATAACAAAATGAAAGTTTTTAGAAAGATTTTGTAAACAAATGCACGTTTTTCTTGATATATATTAAAAAAAGGATAAGGAGATTATTTCTCCTCATCCTTTATCACTTTGCCGACGATCCACTTGTTGCCGTATTTCTTAATCCACATATCGAGCCATTCAAGAGCCGAGAGAAGGTCTTTGTTCTCGGTAGAAGGTGCGCCTTGTAGGGTGGAAAACTCGCCATAGGAGACTCGCCATAGATTTTCGGGGGTCTTGGTGATGGTGAGCGGTGAGCGGTAGGTCTCACGTGCATCGTATGTGCGCAATGTTGGAGGTAGCGACTTGAACAAACGATGATAGCGACGGTCGGGGTGTCCTTCTACTTTGGGGCATGGGTCGGGAGGTAATGGGTCGCCTTCACGTTCAAGCTTTTCCTCTACAGCCTTGCGTACGTAGGAAGCTCTGTGTCCTCTCAGGTTGTCAAGGCGGTCGTATACTGCATCGTTCATCCAGAAGGTCATACGCTTGGGATATTGGGGGTCGGGATATTTGACGGTTTTAGGTCGGGTAGGTCGTTTGGGGACGTATCGTTCTATCTCGTAGACATTGCCTTTGCTGTCACGTCTGTAAGCATAGACAAGAGATTGTGTAATCTTGTTGTAGACTTCTGCCTTCTCGCTCTCGGGATAATCAGCCATGAGCGACTTGACGATTGACTTCAGTTGCGTCTCGCCTTGATAGGCTACTTCGGTGCGGTCGAGTTCGAAGAGGTCGTCGTATATTACTATTATTGATTTCATATGATTAAGTGTGTTTGGTGTTGAAAGAAAAGGCGAGCCACAAGATTGTCATGACTCGCCATTGGTTATGCCCTAACAGGCAAGTATCAAAGCTAAGATAAATACTATTACTATGCACCATTCTTTAGCGTTCATAATGGATACCTCCTTTCTGTTTTGCAAAGTTAATAAAAATTTACGGTTAGGCGTTGGCTTCAAGGGAAATATCCTCCACGAACTTCCGACTGCAATCTTTCTGATTTCGTTCATAATCTAAACTGCTAATTGTTTATTGTTCATACATTGTTTAATCATATTTATGTTGTTGTTGACGAGATTGACAATGCGGTCGTGATAGAGCGTGAACTTGTCGCAAGCACCGTAGCACTGAACTACCTTCATCTGCTGCAAGTCTACCTCGACGGTCTCGATACGCTTGTTGTCGATGCGAGCGGAAAGAATGAGTGAGTTCTGCTTTTCATAATATCTGTTGGCGTATACGCAATGGTGCATCGCTGTGCCTTCCTCGTAGAACTCGTCCACGGACTGAAGGACGTGGCACGAGATTAGGCTGTCGCTGATGTTCATGTCGAAGAAGCAGCTACGAGCCTTGATGTACTTCTCGTTCTTATCCATAGCGCACTTGATGCGCTGTATCTCCTTTTCGTGCTCGGCTTTGGTCTTGCGCTTGGCTTCAAGAGCCTGACGAGCGTGCAATGCCCAGTCGTGCGTGTGCATGAGATTATCGGGACACACGAAATGAGGGTTAGAGAGGTCGCATCCTATATACTTCATGTTCTGTAGCATGTCGAAGTAGAGATTGTATGCCGTGTGCCCTTCGTTCATTGGCACATAGTTGTGGCGGAACATAATGCGCACGGCTTTCATGTATTCCTTGTCAAGTATGTTGTTAGTAAGCATGTACTCGGCAAGTTCGTGACGCTGCTTAAGGATTGTCTCGGCAAACTTGTCTACGGACAGGAAACGATACCATTGCTTGCGCTCAGTTGCAAGAATAAGGCTGTCGCAATACTTGTATGTGCCGTCGATGGACTTGTCGTACATATAGGAAAAGCCTACATCGGTGAAGTGCAGCCACGATGCGCAGTATTTGGGGTTCTGACGTATCTCCATTGGGGAGGAAAGGAGGAAAGCGTCTACGTAATAATGGTACGCTCTTTGACGTGCTATGAGTATCTGCTTTTCGCCTACCTTGTTCCATAGTTGGAAAACCTCCCATGTGCTATAGGAAATATCACGCTTGCCGTGACGGTCGATACGGAAATATCTGAGCACTTGCCAACCTTTGTAAGACTGGTTGATAACGGCATAGCAACGGTTATACATATCCTCGAACTTGCAAGAGCCGTATGTGTTGCGGATTAGGCGAGCGTTGTCACGTTTGCCTATCTCGCCTAACTTGTGTGAGAGGTTAACGACCTCTTGTTCTATCTTGTTGCGTGGTTTCATATTAAAATTCTCCAAATAAATCAAGTTGTAATGAGTTGTCTACTTTCTTAGCCTTTTTCTTTGGCTGTGGCTTGGGGATAAGTACTGGCTGCGGTTTTTCTTGCTTGGGTGCTGCTGCCACTACCTTAGCCTGTGCCGTTTCTTTGGTCGGCTCTACGTCCTTCTCCTGATAATAGTGGACTGCCATCTGTAGCACGTCTTCGTCGGATATGGCTGCGCAACCCTTTATCGCTTGTTTGCGTGCCTGTTGAGTGACATAGCAGAGGCAATTGGTCATAGATTTCTTCTTGTCCTCGTAACGCTCACGGAAGTTTGGGTCTTGGTTTGCCATTTCACCCAACTTGGTTTCAAGATATTCCTGTAATGTCATAGTGCTTCTATTTTTCGTTAATTTTACAAGTTTCCCAACAATGGATTGAGAAGTTATCAAAATCATCAGCCGTAAGGATTAGCTCTCCTTTGCTGCGTATATCGTTAGCGATAGCCTTTGCCTCTTTTGCGCTATTAGCCTCGATAACAACCTCTTTGCTTAAGGTTTCAATAACCAATACTTTGTACTTTGCCATAATAGTATGATTTAAATTGTTATTAATATTGGTGGCTGCTCCGACCTTGCATCGAAGTGGAGTGGCTTGAACCACATTCAGCCTGTGGGGTTACTTCTCGTTGATGATATATTCGAAGTATGTATCGCAAGACTTCGCAAAGACTTTAAAGCGTACATTTAACCGAACATCTTCGTCTATCAGATTTTCGTTGTAGCTGTCTTCTATCTCACGTGCCCATTCTTCGATTTGCTTTGCCTCTCTATCGTGTAGAGAGTTTTCGAATGACATGTGAACGAAGTTGTTGTCATACTCAACCTTTGCAACTTGGTCGCAGATAAAACCGACATATCTGTTTCCTCGCTCCACATACTGACTATTATCAAATAGACCGTCAAATAGGGTGTCGCTACATAAGTCCTTCTCGTTGATAGGACAGGGGATAATGTTTTTCTTCATAAATCAATCCTCCTTTCGCTTAAAGTTACATTCGACATTTCGGCACGTACCTCCCATAAACATGTGGCAGTAGCCGAGAAACCAAAATTTACATTCTTTGTTTTCGGTGTTCTTCTTCATAATTGTAATGTTTTATTGTTAATAGTTCCGTTGTCGGTGTCGCTCCGAAATGGTTTCTATCCCCAACGGATGGTTGCTAACGTGCGTAACAGACTGCTCTGCCGTGTATTTTGTGCAACATTGTGAGTAATTCACGCTTGATGATTTTATTCTCGATTTTACGCAAGTGGTCTTCGAGTTCCTTCTTAGTCCAGAATTTACGAGTGGATGGTTCGTTGTCAAGATACCATTTGCAGATGAACCACATCTTTCCACCGTACACATCTGCCAATCCCACAAAAAAGGGTGTGCCATTGATTTTCACTTCTTCAATCATTGTTCTTTGTTTTTAAGATTGTGCGACCATTCGTAAAGGCGTTCAAAGTGGTCTGAACCTGTGTATGTGTCGATGTCTCCGTACTCGTCGATGTCGTTTATTAGCTGTCGTACGTCCTCCTTTATTTGCTGTTTGTCGTACTCTGCGTCTGTCGCTTTCTTTGTTGTTACGATTGCAAGCGATGTGCTTGCTATCAGTGCTAATACTAATAATTTGTTCATTTGTTAAAGATTTTTGTCATGAGTTCTGTTATACATTCAATATCGTCATCGATAAATCTTCGTGTTATCGGTGCGAGGTTCTTACGCTGTAGCTGCTTGCGTGTGTTATCAATATAGCAATCGAACACTTTGCGCAATAACACAGCGTTTATTGGTGTAAGATTAACTACTCTTGTCTTCTGTGCCATGAGATTTAAGTTAGGCGAAGCGTTGGGAGGCTGCTGCCTCCCTTATCTTCCGATTTATTCCTGTGTAAACTCTTTCCAATGTCTGCCTACATAGATACCTGATACATAGGAGACAACCATAACTAAAATTATAAGTTCTATCATATCTGTGATGTTTTATGGATTAATGTTTTGTTGAATATCTACTACAACCGCTCCATCCGTTTGGGTTGCCGTTAGCTTGACAAACTATCTTGTCAAAGCAAGAATTAATGTTGCTGAAATAGAAGTGCGCATATTTGCAATCTAAACAACAAATCTCTTGTGCTAATGTTATCATATCTGTATGTTTTAAAAGTTTGTGCCGTGTGTGGACTCGAACCACGTGTAAGCCTTTACTCTGCACGGCTTCCGGCTATCGAAGTTGCCATCTTGTGTTTAACGTTTTCTTCCTAACGTGTTTCCTTATTTGAGATAGCTCACACGCTATCCTCACGTGACCAAATTAACGACATTGTGAGCAGATGTCTGGTTTTTGACCTTTAAGCGGTTCTCCTTCCTCTTAGGATTGTATCATCCTCGAATGTTTTTACGGCTTTGCTTTGCGGTGGCAATGGTCGTTGCCTACGTCTTTTTACGTGTATTGCTCACGCCTTATGATTTTACGCCTTCACTAAGGTTTGGCGGTGGGATAGAGCGCCCTTTCTCGCTGTGTTTAGAGTTTGCACCTCTCGATTTCGCTTTCAGTCATTTTTAGGCGGATGGCTCAAAGGAATTTCTAACGAAAATCTGTACCGCATTCTACGTAGTGTTGTGCCGTGTGCGGTCTCGCTCCGCTTGCCTTTCAATCGGTCACGGCTGTGGGGTGGTTATTGGAGGGGCAACGCCCCTCCTTATCTTCAATTAGTCTTCCTTATCTTCCCAAAGCTCGTCTACAGCTGCGTCTATTGCTTGCGGTAAGAGATAACAGCGAATAGCAACGTCAATACCCTCTGGGTCGTCTCTTTTCAGTTTTCCAAATTCTTCTTCTACTTCTGCGATTAGTTCGGAGTTGTGGCAAATGTTCTCTTCAGCTTCCCAAGCGTTAAATGTATAGCTACCGCTGCCGTTGCCTGTCACTCTGTCAACCGTCCAAAGTTCATCCTGTAGTTTATCTTTGAGTTCGTCGGCATTCTCATAGTCTGTGAAGTTCACGTTGTCGTTGATGTAGTCCTTTACATCTGCTGTCACTGCTGATAAATAATCGTACCTTTCCATAATCGTATGTTTTTATTGTTAATACTAATGTTGAAGTAATCTCTTGATTACGCTTGCAAAAGTAACGTATATATGTTACATAAGCAAGTTTTTAGCCGAGAAAATGTAACTATTTAACGTTACTTAACCAAAGTAACAAAGTAACGTATATCGGTTTAAAACTTGTTAAGATATTAACGTAATAATACTACATATAAATTATAATAAGTAAATTTGCAGTAATAATAATGTAACGTATTAAAAAACATAACATGAGAATAAAAGAAGTACTAAAAAGATATGGTATAACCCAAGATGAGATAGCAAAACGTCTTGGTATAAATCGTGTGTCGGTTAATAGACTGCTGAACGATAAAAACGATATGCGTGTTTCTACCGCCGAGAAGTTCGCTACTGCTATAGGTTGCAGAATAAGTGAACTATTCGAAGAAGAGAAAGATACGGACTTCGCTGCCTTTATCCGTTACAAGGGTATCCATTATACTGCCGACTCTCTTGAGGAGTTCAACACAATCGTTGAGGAAATAAGAAGTATAACTAACAAATAAGGATATGAACATAAGAAAAATTATACTATCGTTGGCGTTTTCGTTCCTCGCTTTGTGTGGTTTTGCGCAAGATGAGGTTTGCCGTGAGATTTGTGGAGCGAAATTTGGTGACTCATACACAAATGTAAAGAATATTCTTGAAAGAAAGTTCGGTGAGCCTAATTCGTGGGATATTGACAAGACAAGAATCATTTATAGAGATGTCAGCTATGGAGGTATGTATTTTTCTGCAGTCCATTTTAAATTTCAGTATTCTTCATCAGGTTTTAGCTATTTTAATCGCTGTATAATGGTGTCCAACGAAAAAACAGCAAAAGAAGCTATCTCAAAAAGGGATACTATAAAAAGTGTTCTCGCAAAAAAATACAAAATTACAGAAGCGACAGATGATAATGGTTTTAAATGTTATGGCGGTGGAGAATCGCCACAGCAAGACGATTTTGGCTTCTGTATAGACGTGATAAAATATGATGATGGAACATATGGCGCAAGACTCGATTACGGACCATACCAATATATTGACGAAGAATTTTAGACGTTAGCCTCAGTGGAGGGTAGGGCGTCAGCCCTTGGGAGGCGCAGCCTCCCTTATCTCCCCATTGTTCTCCCTTTCTCCAATACAGATATACACCCTTTCTCCTATATATATAAGTCACTCTATCCTCACTGGAGTGGCTTTTTTGTGTTTAAGCGGTGAGGTGCTTTGTGCGCATTATTGAGCGTATAAGGCGTATTTTTGTGGTTTTTTCGTGATTTTCCGACTTGCAAGCCGTTTTTACAGACCTTTGCAACTCTTTGTTTTGTCTTCTTCTGACTTTTTTGTTACAAAAGTGGTTTTTCGTGCGTACATCTATATGCCCTTGAATTGTTCTAAATTTCCTCTGTCCTTTTAGGTGGTCACAAAAATTACGGGGGTTAGACCAAATGAATTGGTCTGTATGTTGGTTTTTGGTATTAATTGCCCGATAAAGGGATTGGTGAGGGAGAGTAAAAAATTGTGACATGACGAAATACGGAAAAAGATGTTGTTGTTCTCCGTAAATTTGACGCAACTAAGGACCTTTTAGGCTTCTTTTGGGGTATTGGACTTCTTCCCTTGTTCTATGTGCACCCTATAGCCATGTCTAAGATGCGTCCAAAATATCGAAGCGATTGAAGCATGACCCTTGCGGGGTCATAATCCAAAGGGGTAAATGACTGATATATAGAGAGTTAGGAGGTTGTAAAGTGGCTTTGGTAGACGCATTGTAGGTAATAATACGAGGAAAAGATGATTGCTCTTGATGATGTGGAGGGGTGGCGATAGTGGCATGAGTGGTATGTGGCATGGTGGGTGATATGGGAGGATAGGTTAGAGTGCTGACGTGTTGGAGAGGTTAGAGCATGATGGCGAGGATAAGGAAGCGATGAGGTATAGGTGGATGATGAACGACCCAAAGGGGGTGGGGGCTTAGGTACTGGCTGCGAATTATAGTAGATAAAAGCATAGGTATAAAAAGGTACTGTTCTCAAAGGAGGTCATCATCATTTTCCCCAGAAAAGGTACTCCACAGAAAGGAGGTCGTTAGTATATTTCCTGGAAAAGGTACTACCGGAAAAGGGGGTCAATGTTATATTCCCCAAGAAAAAGGTACTGGAGAGAAAGGATGTTAGTTATGGTTATTAAAAAATACAGTAGATATGACAGACATTAGCAGATTGTTTAGGTTGCCGTTAGGCGTAAGTGAGTTGTCGGGCGCGAATAATCCGATGATAGGTTTGCTTGGTGCAGCCAGTTTAGGTTTGAGTGTAGGTAGTTCGTTGTTTGGAGGTCTTAAGTCGCGTAAGGCAGCCAAGAGAGCATTGGCCGAGCAGAAGTATCGCACAAATGCGGAAAAGGCTTGGTATGACAAGGAGTATAATACGGACTACTTGGATACAAAGGCTGGTCAGAACTTGATGCGTAGGGCTCAGGAGGTTCAGGACAATTACATTCGTAAGGCGGATGGAGCTGCAGCAGTTGGCGGTGGAACAGCGGCGAGTACAGCTATGGCAAAGGAGGCAGCAAATAGGACGATGGGTAATACTATTGCGAATATTGGCGCCAATGACACGGCGAGAAAGGCGAGTGTTTCGGATCAGCACATGAGGAACGAGCAGAATCTTTCTAAGCAGAGAGAGGATATTTACAATCAGCAGGCAGAGACTACGGCTGCAGCCGCTCAGAATATGAGTAATGCGATGATGAGTGCAGCATCGGCGTTGGATGGTCCGGGGAAAGGTAAAACAGATGTAGGTGCATCTGGTGTTGCTGGAGAAAAGACAGCGAGTGACTACTTTGGCGATAAGTTGTTGAAGAATGTGACGGGAGTGTAGTAAGGGTAAAAGAGTAAAAAAGTAAAAGAGTAAAAAAGAAGATTATGTCGAAAAGAAAGAATAAGAGAGTTGTTTGTCCTAAGCCGAGTAAGGCAGATATAAATAGAGTAATGGAGGCAGCGGGTTTGTTGAAGGATTCGCTCGTTGACGAGCAAGCAGCAGAGATTGAGCGTTTGAAGTCGGCTCTTGCTGGTGTGACAAAGGAGCGTGACATGTTTGAGCGTTGCTTGAAGTCGGCCGAGAATGCTTTGGCTTATAAGGACAAGGTGATAGAGAGGATAAAGAAGAAGAACGCTAAGCGCATGTCAGAGAAGTGCGATGTGATTGCTGTACTGAACAAGGAGATAGTATTTCAGTACAAGCGTAGGGAAAAGGCAGAGAAGTTTGTCAATACCCTTGGTCAGGCGTTTGACTTGTTGAAGAAAAACGTGGAGGATTATGAACACAGTATTGGACGATAAGGAGAAGAGGGAGGGTGTTGTAACACAGCCTGGTGTTGTGGCTCCTGGTGTTTTGGCACAGCCTCAGCAACCAGCTAATGTGTTTAGTGGTAAACGACCTACTACGTTTGAGAATATGCCTGTAAATGTAGGATGGACGCCTTACGGTAAGCCAGTGAATGAGGGCAGTAATGTTCAGCAATCGTGGCAGACTTCAAATCCAAAAAACACGGAAGAAAGGATGCCATCCTCTTACGCTCTTAACTCTAAGCCTTTGGTTGGTGTTGATTTGGGTGCTGTTGGTGGTGATAAGGGTGTTATTGCTGTGTTTGAGAAGGACGATAGCCAAAGGGATGGTGGTTTCTTTAAGTGGCTTGGCGGATTGTCGAAGAAGCGACCAGGAAGGCGTGAAGGCGAGAGTGATGATGATTATGACGAGCGCATGACGAGAAACAATATGCGCATAGCCACTTTAGCTGACGCAATACGACACATGGGGAACATCTATAATACTTCCAAGGGAGCTGCGCTACAGAAGTTTAATAATCCGACTGCTGAGATGCAAGCAGACCTTGACAAGAGAAAGGCAGAGCGTGCGAGAAATGCTGCTGCTGAGGCTGACGCTGCGTATAAGAATGCCAACTTGCAGATAAAGATGGATGCAGCAGATGCAGATAAAGCTTATAAAAACCTTGCTCTTGGCATACGTGAAAAGGCACAAAAATTGGCTGAGGACAGATTTGGGCATCAGAAAGGAAAGGATGAACATAACGCCAAGCTTGCCGATGATAAGTTTGCGTATAAGAAGGAGCAGGACAAAATTAAGAACGGTCAGACAGACAGACGCATTGCCATATCTGCAAAACGAGCAGCAAAGAGCGGTTCTGGCAGAGGAGGCAAGACATCGGGCGGCAAGTATTGGTTTGTGGACAAAAGCGGCAAAATGCGTTATCAACCAAACAAGACGATGTGGGAGCAAGAATATTATCGTGAGTATGGAGCGTTGCCGCATGGTGAGTCAAGTACTTCGGTTAGCACGAAGGCCTACAATTCTAAAGGCGAGGAGGTTACAACGACACAACGAAAGAAAGGCCCTTCTATGACGAGTCAGGCGGCTCAGCAGCAGAACAAGGCAAGAGCCTCACGAAAGAATAACGCCAAGCCGAAGAAAAGAGGTTGGGCATCGGGTTTTAAACTTTAATTTGAAAAATATATGGCAATAGATAGAAGTAAGTTGCAGAGGATGTACAAGCTTATGGCTGACAACGGCTATAGCCAGGACTATAATACATTCGAGAAGAAGTTTACTGGTAACAGCAATTATGCCAACAGAAAGGCTGTGTACGACCTGTTCACAAAGAATGGTGCTGACTTGGGAGGCTCGTATGAGGAGTTCATGCGCAAGTTGCAGAAGCCAAGAGCGACAAAGCCTCAGCAGCAACCAAAGACCGCATTAGGCAGAGCACAACAGAGCGTGGCGAAAGAGAAGTGGGGCGGTGGTGTTGTAACACATGGAAACACTACGGCATATGAGAGCGCTTCAGCGCCGATGGAGAATGATAGCGAGCTTGTGCGCGGATTGAAGAATGCGAATGCCGTACAGAGATTACAGGCTCCCGTGAGCTACACAAAGCCGGGTGCTGTGAAACAGATGGTGAAGCGTACAAGGGAGAGACAGCATATCGTGGGGCAGAATGTAGAGCAGGCAGGAAGAGAGTTTACAAACCGTGAGCGAGATAGACGTAATGCTCCTGCCTTTGACCTTGGAAACGAGAACGTGAACAATAACCTTGTGAAGACAAGGGGGCAGTTGGAGGATGAGTTGGAGGAAAGCAGCAGACAGCTTGTTGACAAACAGCTTGGCGGATATATAAACAATAGTATCCAAAAGATGTTTAAGGATGCGACAGTTAAAGGTGTTGCAGCAGAAGATGCTTTGAGCAAGGCTTCTCCATTTGCATATATGGCAGCAGGAAAGGCTTACAATGAAGCCCTTGATCCTGACAAGCTAATGAATCAGCTCAGCAAGAGTGCCGAGAAAGACATGGCTGGGTTGTTCTCTGACCCGAAGATGCAGAAGGAAATAGTAGAAAAGGCAGCTTCGTTAGGTATCGACCCAGAGGATTATGTAAAGAATTATATAGCTCCTGGCTTGCAAGCAAAGATAGCTGAGGAGTTTGAGAAGAGCGAATTGAGCCGTAATATGCCTAAGAGTACTGCAGAATACATCATCCGTGGTGTCAACGACTCGATGATAGGCACTATCTTGTCGATGGGCATGATGTCGAAGAAGCAGAGACAGTATGCTCAGCAAGGCATGGCTATGACCGATAACGGGGAAAATCCTTATGTTAAGCCGGGTATGGGTGCGAGAGTGGCACGCGGAACATTGGGCTTTGCTGCAGACGCTCCTGTGTTTGGCGCATTAGGAAAGGCTGGTGCAGCCGTGGCAGGCAAGGTTATGGGTAACGGAGTAGCCCAGGCTGCAAGAATAGCGAACACGTCATTGCGCGGTCGTATCGTCAGAATGGCTACAGCGGGTGCTGTGAGTCAAGGCGTGACGGGTGTGCTGTACGGTTCGACGAATGCAGCCGTGCAGAACTACTCTACTGGCGATGATACTTCTATTGGCAATACCGTGAAGCTTATGACTATGGGCGGTCTTTCTGAGGGCGCAAGCTGGGCTACTATGGGTGGCATTGGCGGTGTCGTAGGTGCAGGAATCTATAATGTAAGTGGCGTGAAGCGTATTCCTGCCAAGGTGTTCCAGTTGGCGATGGAAGGCGTTGGTATGCACATGGGTGGTAATGTTGCCAAGATGATAGAGGGACATGATACCGACTGGCTGAGCGTAGAGGGAAACCTTGAGGCTTGTGCCAACGTTGTAGCCTTGAAGCTGACACACGCAAGACTGCCTAAGCGTTATGCGAAGGATGGCAAAAAGGAGAGCTATCTTGACATGGTGGCGAGAAACATTAAAAACCTTATGACATCTGACGGACAGAGAGCAGCCTTTGGTGGATATACTTTCACTAATGAGGAGAAAGAGCAGCTGTTCGGAAGCGCGTCTGCACCGAAGCGCAAGGAGCCTGTCTACGGATATGACGTACACGACAATCCGCTGACGAGAAAAGAAAGTCTGACATCTTGGGCGATGCGAGCAAAGAAGACCGCAGCCAAAGGGAAAGGCGAGGAGTCGTATAAGGACACAGACGCTGAGTTTGTGAAGACTGCCTATGATGAGATAATGGCAGACAATACAATACCTTGGGACACAAAGGCTAAGTTCTCTGCTTTGGTTATGGGAACTGTCCCTTCGGCACGTCCGATGATGGAGTACCTCCGTATTGAAGACGGTTCTGTGAATGAGTACAGCAAGAATGGTGAGCTATTGTCGAAGAACAGCTTCAAGACTTCTGACGAACGGGACTCGATTCTTTACTCGCTAAATCAGAAGAGTGAAGACCAGCGTCTGAACAATGCTTATGGCGCCGCTCAGATAAAGGACGAGAAGGCGGCACAAGAAACATTGGAGACTGTAGCTAAGACATTCGGCCTTACTGCAGAAGAGATGAAGGCAGTTATGGACAAAGACCCGTTGAAGCGTAGCGAGGAAGAACAGAATGCTTGTGTGGCTCTGAGAAAGACTTATGAGGGAGAACAGTTCCCGGAAGGAACGTTGCATCCCGAGCAGTCGCAGACAGAGGGCAAGGACGTGGTTGAGGAGAATAACCTTGGCACGGAGAATCCTAACAACGAGGCTGTGGCTGAGGTGCTGAACAACATGAATAATGCCGAAAAGGCGTTTAATGCAGCCTTGGAAAGTAACGATGTGTTGAAGCAGGAGTATGAGAGACTGACAAAGGAGGGTCTTTCGGAACCTCAGATATACATGGAGCTGTTTAATTCGGGACTGACACAGGAACAGCTTGCACCTTTTGCCGACTACGTCAACGCCAAGGCTAAGGCTGTGGGCATGTATCGCGGAACAGAACAGAAGATTGCTGAGACCGTGCAGAAACATGTGGAGCAATGGAGCTACAAGGGCGAGCTGAACGGCGAGAAGCAAGAGGGCGGCCAGATATTGTTCGTGAAGGACAACAATGGCAGACTGCTGATTGTTGGAGCTGGCGATGTTGCGTTTGATAGTGAAGGTAGAACAAGAGAAAACGTTGGCGACATGCTTAGCGTGCTTGACCCGAATACAAAGGAAATGGACTTCGTGAGCAAGAAGGACGTGCAGCTTGACCATGTGGAAAAGACGGAGGACTATGCCAAGAACTATCAGGAGATGTTGGAGGTTAAGAACTCGGTGGCTTACGCTGAAAGTGAAAAGGGAAAAGAGAAAAGTGAAGAATCCGATACTAAGACTGAGAGTGTTGTAACACCGAAGGAGGGCGCGTCGGTGCCTGGAGTTGAAGATGTAAAGCCTATAGGGGAAGGAGAAAAAAATAATCCATCCGATAATGGCAATGGAAGTAACGAGACTTTAACCTTTGCCGATGGCTCACCTGTGCCGATGATGAAGGACACGAAAGGCCGTGAGACTGCTGACTATTCGCAAATGACACCTGAACAGGGAGCGGAGTGGATGTCTTCGCAGTTTGGCGAGAACGCAGAAGCTGCTGTAGACGGACAGATAAAGAGAGCCGAGAAGATGCTGAAAGAAGCCGAAAAAATAAAGGTGGACTACACGGGCGACTTGAACGACGCCAAGGAAGCTGAGGCTCAGAAGGCGAAGGCAGTTGATGCCGCCAAAGCAGAGCTGGAGCTATATACCAATATCAAGAAGGTAATGACCGCGAATAAGGTTAAGGCTGGAATGGAGAAGGTAGGTAGTGCAGGTGAAGAAGGTTCGGTAAGTGAAGCAGGTAATTTAGGCGCTGTTCGTGAGAAGTTTGAAAGCGGTAAGCGTATTGTGGGCAACAAGCGTACACGTACATTGGCTGACGGAAGCAAGCTAAGAGGACACTATGAGATTGTTGAAGCAGACAGTCTGACACCTTCGCATAATGCCAACGACGGATATAAGATGAGTGAGGGTTTCCCCGTGAACGAAGAAGGCAGGACTATCAATGACCGTGACTATGAGAATGACAAGCAGGCTCAGATGGTAACGGATATGATAGCCATGAAGTATGACGGACAGGCAGTAGACCAGGTTCCGGTTGTGACATCTGACGGCATTGTTGTTGACGGTAACGGCAGAACGATGGCGGGACAGAAGGCAGCAAAGAACGGTACCGACAGTGCTTATCTTGAAGCATTGAAGGAGAATGCAGAGAATTACGGCTTCACCGCAGAGCAGATTGAGCAGAGTGGTATAAAGCATCCGCGCCTTGTGCTTGTGAGTGACGAGCCGATGAAGTATGACACGGCAACCTTTGCCAAGTTCAACAAGAACGAGAAGAAATCGCAGGGCAATACTCAGCAGGCAGTGGCGAACTCGAAGAAGCTTTCTGCTGACGAGATAGGCACTATTATATCAGAGATAGAGGGAAGTGGTAGTCTTGACGCATTCTTTAACAATCCTACTGCAATAAACTCGTTGCTAAAGCGTTTAATTGATAAGGGCGTGATTGGTCTGAACGAGGTAGCCGGATTGCGTGAGGGCGAGGACAAGCTTTCGGCAGCAGGCAAGGACTTCGTGAAGAACCTGCTATTGGGCAGTGTGTTCTCGGAGAACACTATCCGCATGATGGGCGCTGACGCTATGCTGAAAACCAAGGCTCTGAACGGCATCCGTGCCGTGACGGACAATATGAAACTTGGCGACTATGCTCTGATGAAGGAGATAGACCAGGCAGTGCAGTTGCTGTACGAAGCTCGTCAAGGCGGAAGCGGTGTGGACGCATACTTGCGCACTCCTGCTATGTTTGGCGAGAACGCAGCTGACAGATTTGACCCTATCTCGCAGGCTATTGCTCTTGCTCTGGAGGGTAAGGTTGAGGACTTCCGTGAGCTGATGATGGCGTATAACAGAAATGCTGCTCCTTATGCAGACGCCAACCAGACGGAAATGTTCGGCGAGAGACCTACGAAGGAAGATTTTGTAAACGAATTTTTGAAACTTAAAAACTGGAAAGATTATGAAACAAGACATTCAAGCAAAGAAGGAAATGGCGATGTTGGCGGCTCTGAGAGAACTGAACCACAAGCGCGAGGAGGAAACGTCATCACAAGCGAAGCAGACTACAACAAAGCCGTAGAGCAGCTTAAGGAAGCCAAGGGTGAAGAACGTGAGCGTATACTCGACCAAATGGGAGAGTATGTGAAAGAGTTTGCCAAGAGTAATGGGTATGACGAGCCTGTTGTGTTGAGGACGAAGCAGGACTTGGCGGATGCGGCGAAAACAGAAAATGATAAGACCATTATCGAAAATATGCCAGAGGGTGCTCATTATCCAGGATATTACGAAGATGGTAAGATTCATATATACCTTGAAGGCAGTACTGGCTCTGAAGAATTGCGTGAGACATTTGAGCATGAGTCGGTTCATGCGGACAATGAAGTAGACCCTTCAAGGGTCGAGGCTCTTGTATATTCGATAACAGATATGAATACTCTTACACGAGAGGAACTTGAACGAGTTGTTGAAGTTCTGTCAAATATGAAAGAGTATACAGAACGAGCTTCGGAAATGGATGATGTAGATGCACTCTATATGCTTGCTGATGAAGCTTTGGCTCACATTGTAACCTATGCTCAAGAACACGGAAAGGATGCAATGTCTGAAATAACAGACAATCCCACTCTATTAAACATAGCAGAAAAATCATTAAAAGAAAGAGAAAATGACAGAAGAAGAAAAGAAGGACTTGCAAAGAGTGGAGATAAGACACTCGAGCGGAAGAATATCGATGATGTATCTACCGAAGAAAACGGTGGCCCATTGGAGGGAGATAAGGAAGGAAAACCCGAAAATGACAATGGAGGAAGCCCTGATAGAGACATTCAAGCAGGAGAAGAACAGCGAGAAGTAGACAAAGCTGTCAAGAACATTGCCACGGAGATAACCAAGAAGACTGGCATTGAGGTGGTGACGGACGAGAAGGAAGCTGAGGAGGTAATCCGTGAGAGCGAGGAGACCGATTCGGACTTGAAGTATCACAAGGAGACTGACGAGGCTACACTTGAAGAACTGGAGAATGGCGAGACTGTGAAGGTGTACCGTGCTATGCAGGTGATAGACGGTAAGCTCTATCCTCCTATGGCAGCAGCCGTGAACGGCAAGCGTGTGGAGGCTAACGAGCTTGGCGTGTGGATACGTGCAGACGAGAACCCAGACTTGGCTATTCCAGATATTGACCCGAAGACCAAAGAGCAGAAGGTAGACAAGAAGACGGGCGAACTGAAATGGAAGTTCAAGCTCGACAAGGGCGGCAAGGATGCGACTGGCAAGAAGGCTACGGACATTCCTGCTGCATACAATCCGTATTGGCATACTTCACGCTCGCCGTTGAACGACCAGTTCAAGTCGGCTTGGATTCGTCCGAACATCGTTGTCGTGGAATGCGAGGTTCCGGTGAGCGAACTGAGCAGCGGGTACAAGGCAGAAAGAGCCAAGGACGCTGTAGGTGAGGTAGACTGGAAGAGTGGTGTTGTAAGTGGCGAGGTGTACAAGCAGACTGGTCGTGCAAGAAAGGTTATCCTCTCTCGTTGGTGCAAGCCCGTGAGAGTGTTGTCGGACGCTGAGGTTGCACAGAGAGCCAAGGAGTTTGTGGGCGACGCTAAGGTTGAGATACCCGAGAACGTGCTGACACCAAGACAGCGCATAGAGTTTGAGAAGGTAGGTTTCAAGATTGGCGCACCTGAAAAGGGCGTGAAGAAGTCGGACCAGATAAACGAGGCGTTGAAGAGAGGCTTGCAGATAGACAACAGCGTGAAGGAGTTCCGTACTGCGAAAGGTGAGGTGTATGGCTTTACTGACGGTGAAAAGATTTATCTTGACACAAGAAAGATGAAGCCAGAGACACCGCTGCATGAGTATGCGCATTTGTGGTGTGACATGTTGCGCCGTGTTAATCCGAAGGAATGGGAAAGCGTGAAGAAGCTCTTTGACAAGGTGGAAGGTCTGAAGGAAGAGGTGCAGAAGTTGTACCCCGAACTGGAAGGCGATGCCTTGTATGAGGAAATGATAACAACCTACTCGGGACGCGAGGGAACGAAGAAACTGGAGGACGTGGTGAGAAAGCTTGCTGCGGAGGAAGGCAAGAGCGTGACTGAGAGCGTGAAGGCACAGGGATTCCTGGAAAAAGTAAAGGAGGCTCTGACAAAGTATTGGAAGGGCGTGGCTGATATGCTTGGCATTCACTTTACTACGGCTGAGGAAGTGGCAGACAAGGTGCTGGCAGACTGGGCAAAGGGAGTGGACCCGAGGGAGAGTGAAAAGGGAAAAGAGAAAAGTGAAAAATCCGATAGTAAGGTTGAGGGTGTTGTAACACCGAAGGGCGATATAAAAGACGCTACAGCGCCGAAGGGTGAGAAGACAAAGGAGGAACCTTCGAAAACAAATCCGTTGGCTTGGTTGGCGCATACTGCAGAAATGTATAAGGACGAGCAGGTGCAGAAGGCTAAGGAGGAACTGGCGAAGGCAAAGGAGAGTGGCGACGCTTCTGATATAAAGCGTGCTACCGCCGATATGAAACAGGCGATGGAAACCAAGCTGAGAGGAAACGGTATTGGCTTGGTGGAGCGACGCAGGATTATCGGTCGAGAGATAGGTAAGATTCTTGGCGAGGAAGCAGGTAAGACAGAAGCCGAGAAGATAGACAAGCCATGGAAGGATATGGACGGTGAGGAGCGAATGGCTACCGCCGAGAAGAATCCTTTGACTGAGGAGGAGATAAGAAACAACACCTCTGAGGAGAATAAGAGTCTAATAGATGATGCGGTGGACTATGTAAATGGCAACCACGGCATTGTACAACAAATAGCTTATTTAAAAATTTACGACGATGTTAGGAATCGACATGAGGATGCTCCCGACAATAGCGGAGCAGAAGACAGAACACAGTTGGCTGCTACCGATAATGGAGGCAGCAAAGAACTGGGAGTGGGAACAGGACGAGAAGGCGGAGGATCTTCTGAGCAACTGGGTGACGGAACAAGTGGAGAAGGAAGGCCTGAGCAGCTACAGCATGGCAGCCAGAATAGTACAGGACAGCCTGATGTTCCTACTGGAGAAGGAAGCCATAGCCAAGGCGAAGGAGAAGCACCCGGACTGGGAGGAGTACCTACCGGAAATACTCAGCGCGAGCGAGGCAGCAATGATGGCAGCAATGGAGCAACCGTACGACACGAGCGTGGACGAGGAAGTGGCGACAAGACTGCTACAACGAATGGAGGACGGAAGCCTACAGCCAAGCAAGGAACTCATTTCCCAGATAACGGCACTTTAGAGCAGAAGAAGCAGAACACAGCTGCAAAGAAAGCAGCTCTGAAAGATGCGCTAAAGAATTGGGCCAAGCTTGGACGTGGTGAGCTTGGCATGAACCTCGCTGGCCTCAACTCACGACAGATAGAGTATCTGCCCGAGGTGATGAAGGCAGTGAAGGACTACGGTGTAGCCTTGATAGATGAAGGTATATACCGTGTGAAGGACTGGATAAAGAGCATTCGTGAAGCTATCGGTGAGGATATGAAGGGAATGAAATTCTCTGACAAGGACATCGATGGCTTCATAGAAGAAATGTGGAACTCGAAGTACACCATGAACGGCGAGACCCACACCATAGGCGAATGGGCAGACATTTACGGACAAGAGAAGTTGCGCAAGGAACTTGCAGGTCCATTGACAGACAAGGCAAAGCGTCAAATTGAAGTTGAGGACGTACCTGTAAAGATAGGTGACATGGCGAACATCGAGGAGACATTGCCGTTCCTTCTGCCACAACAGCAAGAGGACGTGCTGAAAGCGGAGACACAGTTCTTCGGCAATGAGCATGCGGACAGAGAGCACGCCTACGGCAAGGGTTATATGTTCACCAATGGCACGGGTACTGGCAAGACGTATACAGGACTTGGCATTGCGAAGCGACTTGTGAAGCAAGGCAAGGGACGAATACTCATTGTGACCCCAAGCCAGAAGAAGGTGAGCGACTGGATAAAGGACGGACGCAACCTGAATATGGAGATTCGCGACCTTGACAGTTGGGCAAAAGACCGTGGCACCACTGCAACTACTGAGAGCGGTGAGGGCGTGGTGATAACCACATTCGCCAACTTTGGTGTGAACAAGAAACTGTTGGAAACCAAGTGGGGCGCTGTGATATACGACGAGAGCCACCGCATCATGGAGAACAAGAAGGGTACGGAGACTGCAAGAAGTATGCAGCACTACATGGTGACGAACCGTGACGAGAACCACTGCTTCTTGAGATTGCAGGAGATAAACAAGGACTATCAGAAGCAGAAGAGCCTTAGCGAGCAGTTTAACGCTGAGCGCGATAAGGAAGTAAAACGTATACAGGACGAATACAAAGCGAGCCATCCGAGCGCAACGGCACGTGACATATCATACGCTACAAGTAAAGCATTACCGAAGGAGATAATAAGCTTTACTCCTGGAGATTATGCCAGTTTCCCGAAGCTTGGAGAGATACACAGCGAATTCAAGAAGGCTTTTAGTCATTACATAAATGAGGTGATGCCTAAGCTTGAGGCGCAGGCAAAAAGCGAATGGAAGGACACAAAGACTATCTTCCTTTCAGCCACACCGTTCAATACACGCGAGAACCTTGACTATGCGGAGGGATACATCTTCAAATATCCCGAAGTAGAAAAGGGCGGAAGAATGAGCGGGCGCACACAGTTCTATCTTGACCATTTTGGTGCTGCATACAAGTTCCGTTACGGCAGACTGGAGCAGAGCACGAGCAACCCCGAGGCTGTAGCCAAGCAAGAAATAGAGTTCTCGGACTATCTGCAGCACACGTTGGGAACAATGAGCGGACGCATTATAGACAGTCCGTATGACTATTCGAGAGACTTCCCGACGGTATCGCCCGACCATGCGGAGCGATTCAACCAAGCAGTACAGGAAGCCATAGGAGGACACGGTGTACTGGCAGACGCTTACCGTAAGACGATAGGCGACTATACTTATGGTAGTGCGCTGTTTGAGACTATGAAGGTGGCAAACATTATCGAGCGCATAAAGGCCCATTTGGGCGCAGGACGCAAGGTTGTGATATTCCACCGAAGAGTTGAGTCCAAGGAGCCATTGAAGCCACCGTTCGCCTTGATGTTGGATAGAGCCAACTTCTCTATTTCACTTATGAATCCTGGCGAAGAAAAGAACGAGGCGATACAGGCTGTTAGAGCTTTCAGAAAGAAGTATGCCGACTTGTTGAAGTGGGAGCAGACATTGGACTACAGTATGCCTCGTGAGCAGATAGCCAAGGTGTTCGGCAAGGACAATGTGCTGTTCTTCAGTGGAAAGGAAAGCTCTAAGGTGAAGGACAAGGCTGTGGATACCTTCAACGACGACAACAGTGGCAAGAACATCATCGTGATACAGGAGGCGAGCGGTAAGGAGGGAATCTCCCTGCATGACAAGACAGGCGAGCATCAGCGAGTGTGCATTACACTGGCGTTGCCACAAAGCCCTATCACGGCATTGCAGATAGAGGGACGCACCTACCGTATCGGCAACAAGAGCAACGCCATATTTGAGTACCCGATATTGGGACTAAACTCAGAGATGATGCTGTTCGGACAGAAGTTCAATAACCAGGTATCAACAACTGAGAACCTTGCGCTTGGAAGTCAGGCAAGAAGTTTGAGAGACAGTTTCGCCAACGGTATATTGGAGCATAGCGGAGTGGTGCCTATCGATCAACAAGGAGTAGGAGGCAAGGAATTTGACGCGCCTAAAGACCAAAGCACGGACGGATTTGACAATGCAGTGCTTGACTACTACTCGAACCAGAAGTTGAACTCCCGCAACAGAGAGGGTGTAGACTATTTCCCAACACCTGAACCATTAGGCTATAAGATGATGGAATGGGCGAACATGGGCGAGGGTGACACCGTAATGGAGCCGAGTGCCGGACATGGAGCTATAGCACGATATGCGCCAAAGGGCAATCAGATGGTGGCAATAGAGCCAAGTCAGAGTCTGTTTGCCAAGTTGCAGTTGAAGGCAGGAGGCTTGGGACGAAAGTTCGTGAACACCATATTCGAGAACTACGACATCAGCAACAAGCATGATGTTGTAGTAATGAACCCACCGTTTGGTACGGCAGGAGCGACAGCCATTGCCCACTTGGGTAAGGCCTTCAAGCACTTGGAGGAAGGCGGTCGTGTGGTAGCTCTCATACCGAGAGGTTCAACGGACAAGAAGTTTGAGAAGTGGATTAATGGCGAGAAGACCGCCGTAATGCGTGCGGAGGTAGAGCTGCCCGACATCGTGTTTAAACAGGCAGGTACGAATGTAGTATGCCGTGTGGTAGTAGTGGACAAGATAAGCAACGAGGCTATGCGAGCCAAGGCTGGCCGTGTGGAGAAAGTGAGCTTGGGCGGACACTACGACAAGATAGAGGATTTCTTTGAGGATTTGCGCGATATAGAAATGCCTGACCGCATTATCGACACCAATACGATAATGCAGAAGAAGAGCAAGCAGACAGCCAAGGACTTGAAGGAACTGAAAGACGTGACGGTGAACTTGAACGAGCATGGTATTAATGTGCATGTGAGAGGAGACCGCAACGATTACTCTATTATGTTTGACTTGGGTGAATATAACGCTGAGCAGAGAAAGAGTATTCTTTCGGGTACATACGAGAGATTTGAGGAGTATGAGCGTTATACGAGAGACGAGACAAGCCAGGCTGTGATTGCGGAGCTAAAGAAACTGACTTGCAAGTTGGCTGGCATGACCGAGGAGGAAATGCAACGATACTTGAAGAAACAGAACGATGGTAAGGGCGTGATGTACAGAGTGGAGCATGCGGCTGAGGTGTATAACAAGGCGAACACCCATTATCGCATGGAGCTTGGCAACACCTTCTCAGACAGCAAGGAACACTTTGACGCTGTAAGAGACAGAGCTGTGGAGGAGAAAGGAATCGTTATGCCTAATCTGAATAAGGAGAAGGTGAAGGTGGTAGAGGTTGAGAAGCATTTGTTTGGAGAAAACAAAGCAGATGCTATTAAGAATGCACGTACATGGGCTAAGGATAATCTCGCTACAAAGAATGGTGATATGCCGACTATGCGCGATGGTACACCTTATATTATAAGCAAGGCTGCTATAGATAAATATCTTTCCAATAGCGCAATATCAAAAAGTGACGATCCATTTGTTCACCTTTCCGTGCTTAAAAAGCTTACAGATGTTATCCATGAAAGTATCGAGGCTGAGATTCACGCTGATTACAAGAAGGGCGAAGATGGAATGCGTAGTGTGGAGAATGGATATGGAGAAGGTGTTTTGGTGCATAGACTTTATGGTGCAGTAGAGATAGACGGTAAGATGTACCGTGTGAAGACTACTATGCAAGAGTTTAGAGGAGGGGAAGAAAATAAACCTCATAGCTATGAGGTAACAAAAATAGAGCTGCTTGACTCCCCTGGAAAGCGAGAAAATCCCGACAGACCACCTTTGGTTTCATCAAACAACTCTATTGATACTGCAAAGTTACTGCAAGGAGTTGAGAAATCCTACGATTCGGGCAAAAAATTGCTTGATGAGAGTAAAAATTTAACAGATGGGGAGACTTTCTTTAGAAAAGAAGGAGATGGTGTTGTAACACCTGAGAAGGCCTCGAATGCTGTGAGCGAGCGTATCGTCAAGACCGTTGAGAAGGTAGCCAAGAGAACTGGAGGCAAGGTGAAGATGGTGAACTCGGTTGAGGAGATTGAGAACCCGAAGGTGCGCAAGGACATAGAGAACGGCAAGCAGGTGACTGGCTGGTATGACGAGAAGACGGGCGAGGTGCATCTGTATATGCCGAATATCCATGACACGTATACCGCGGAGAAAACCGTTTGGCACGAGACTGTAGGACACAAGGGCATGAGAGGTTTGCTTGGAGATAAGTTCAATGACTATATGAGAAGTCTTTGGATGGACTTGGATAATCCTATCAATGCTGAGCTGAGAGCTTATGTGAAGGAAAAGATGAACATGAATCACCTTGGATTCTATGACGCAATAGAGGAGTTTATCGCCAAGAGCGCAGAGGACGGAAAGGGTGAGCCGGGATTCTGGAACTACATTAAGAATAAGGTGACAGATGCCCTGCATGAGATAGGCTACAGAGTTTCGCCTAACGTGAAGGACGTGAAGTATATGCTTTGGCTTGCGAAGAACGTGCAGAAGCATGGAGACAGTCCGCTGTGGAAGATGAGAGCTGAGGCTGTGAGATGGAAGATAGAGCATGAGAAGACGGAGTACACTAAGATTGAGGGCGGCGAGCTGTATGACAACGACGGCAAGAGCCATGACTTCGAGGGTATGAGTCGCGAGGAATGGTTGGAGGCAACGGACGGAGAGATACACTACCGCACGGCACCAAATACAGCTACCGCTTTGGATAGATACCATCATGCCCTGGACCGTCATAGCTATATGGCTACGGAGGCTTTCATGGACAATATGCTCTCGTTGAAGAAACTGATGGAGGCTATTGATCCGTCTATCAGGAAGATTGAAGATGTGAATAGTTCGATGAACCCATATCTGATGCAGAATATCACGGAGGGCATGATGAGCGACAAATCAAAGCTCTTCGAAATACGCTATATGGACCCGCTTAGCAAGGCTATGTCGAGCGTTTTGGATAGCTTCGATGGCAAGAAGGTGGAGGGCAGAATAAGGAACTTCAATCTGTATATGATTAGAAAACATGGATTGGAGAGAAACCGTGTGCTGTTCGTGAGAGACTGGATAAAGAGTGAAAAGAGAAAAGGGAAGAGTGAAGAATCCGATAGCATTGATGCTTTGGAGACTGCTTGGAAGGACGAGAGAAGCGACCTTAGACAGAAGCTTGACTCGGGACAGATAGACTTGAAGGAGTACTACCGTCAGATGGACGAGTGGATTGTAACGAACTTGGACAAGGACTTTAAGGCTGAGGAGCATGACTATTCGGGTATGCACGGCTTGCAGGGTATTGCAGACAAGAAAGCAGCTTATGATGATGCCGGAGCTATTGACGATGTTATGAGCCAGGAGGCGAGCATGGAAAGCATGAAGAAAGGCTCAGTTGCCGACTTCTGGAAGAAGGTGAAGGCAGCTACTGATTATTCTGTAAATTCGGACTACGAGAGTGGACTGATAAGTCAAATTACACACGACGGAGTATTGGGCATGTTCGACTGGTATGTGCCTTTGAGAAAGTTTGACGAGGCTACCGCTGAGGACGTATACGGATATGTGACAGAAATGGGCGACCCAAGCAACTATATCGGCACGACGCTGATGAACGCCAAGGGACGAAAGAGTCTGAGCAATGTGGAGATATTGGCACAGATTGGCTTGATGGGCAACCGTGCGATAAGAAACGGAGGTCAGAACATGATAAAGCAAGCCTTTGCGCGATTTGTGAGAAACAGCGGAGAGCAGAATCTTGTGAAGGAGACAAAGGTTTGGGTTGAGAAAACTGGCACGGACTTGAACGGCAACGACATTTGGGAGGAGGCTTATCCGCAGATTCCCGAAGGAGCAAGCGCAGATGATGTTGCAAGCATTGTGGATGCCTTTGAAACGGACATGAGGGCCAAGCAAGCTAAGGGCGAGGCAAAGAGTCTGAGCAATGGAACGGACATAGGTTTCAAGTTCCAAAGAGCGAAGGACAAGAGCCAACACTTTGTGGACGTGAAGATAGCCGGAAGAACACACAGATTTGTGGTGCTTGGCAATCCGAGAGCAGCACAGGCTTTGAACGGAATGCTGGAGAACGGCAAGGCAAGCGTCAGGTCGTTGCAGGCTGTGACACGATGGATGGCTATGGCCTCAACATCGTGGAGCCCAGAGTTTGTGATGAGAAACATCGTGAGAGACATGGAATTTGCATCTTCGCATGTTGCTGCAAAGGAAGGTGGAAGATATCTTGCAAAGTGGTCACGCTATTATGGTGAGCTTAATCCGCTGAATATGTTCTACAATGAGGGTGCAGGAAGCTTAAAGAGCATGAAGATGAAAGACTTCAAGAATGGTGTAGGCTATGGACTATACGCCCGATACAGAGAAGGTACGCTTGGTAACTCGAAGATGGAGCGATACTTCAAGGAGTTCATGGAGAACGGTGGCGAGACAGGCTTTGTTCAGTTGTTCTCGATGCACGATATGGAGAAGAGCTACAAGAGTATCGTGGAGAAGGAATCGGCAAAGGGCGCGAATAAGATTATGGTTAATGCTGTGGAAGTGCTTAAGAAATTAGGCAAGAACGTGGAGAATCTGAACGAGGTGGCTGAGAATATGGCACGATTTGCCACATATTGCACATCAAGAGACTTGGGGCGTTCGGCAGCAAGAAGCGCGTATGACGCAAAGGAGGTATCGACAAACTTCAACCGTCATGGCTCGGGTGATGCTATAAAGAGCTTCAAGAACGGAGAAATGGGTGATTGGCAGAAGGCAAGGCGAAACACATACGGCTTTGTGGCTGGCTACCTAAGAAACTACTCGATGTTCTTCAATGCTGGCATTCAGAGTACGAACCTGTTGTTCAAGAATATCAAGCGTGCGCCTGTGGGGACTACTGTTGCTATGACATCTGCACCGTTTGCCTTAGCGTTGATTATGGCTGCTGTCAACAATGCTATTATACAGAATGAGGACGATAAGGACAGAGGCAATGTGAAAGACCCGTATGGCGAGTTGCCTGACTATATCAGGAGAAACAACCTGTGTATATATGTGGGCAATAACAGATTTGTGACTGTGCCGTTGGCCATTGAGCTGAGAGCATTCTATAGTCTTGGCGACTTGGCGGCAGGACAGACGTTTGCCAAAAACGTGAAGAGTCAGAGAAACATGGCGATGGATGCTGTTGGCTGTATGTCGCAGCTATTCCCAGTAATGGACTTCTTGAATAATCCGAACTACGAAAAGAGCTTGGAAAACGGAGTTGGCATGACTACAGAAGGTATAGCTCCTACTGCTATAGTTCCGTTCATTGAATGGTGGCTTAACAACGACTGGAAGGGTGCGCCGATAAGACGAACGGGCGATAAGACAGAGCTTAACCCGGCATGGCAGAACGCCTATAATAATGTTCCGGCAAGACTTGTGGACTTGAACAAGTGGGTGAACGCCAAGACCAACAATATAGCTCCTGGTAATCCGGAAATGAAGGGCAACGAGGTTCTTGACTGGGCAACGGACCCGTCGATGCTTAATCATTTCTTCGGTTCGTGGAGTGGCGGTATGGGCACATTTACTCAACGCACTGCGGGCTTGGGTGCAAAGGCAACGACTGGCAAGACAGACGAGATAGAAGTGGGCGACGTGCCATTCTTGCGCTCACTCTTCTATACTCCAAGAGAACAGTCGAGCATGGCGAGAACCAAAGCCAAATGGTATAACTACAAGGAGGAAATGGAACAGACTATCGCCAATAACGACAAGCTGAAATCGAAGAACGTGCCTACGATGAAGAGGATTGAAAATGCTGCTGCATTAGAGAAGTTCGAAGGCTCGCCTGAGCAAAGAAAGGTGAATATCATCAAGAATGCGGAAAAGCGAATGAGACACTGGAACACTATGAGAAAGAAGTGGGCCGATGATAAGAAGCAGGTGGACTTCGCGAATAAGAATATTGAGATGATAATGCAGGAGGCGGTAGAGGATTTGGATAGGATAGAATAAAGAAAAGAAAAAGTGGTGAACCTTCTAAGAGTTCACCACTTTTATTTACTTGTTATAGCTTATGTTTTATGTAAACAAAGCATCAATATCTTCGTTAGACATAACTTCAATATCCTCCTCATTAACAAGAGGATAAATATCTTTACCGTCACTCGTATATAGAATTGGAGATTGTGATCCAACGGAAGGTAATGAAGGACTAGTACCAACACCAAGGAGTTTTGATACCAGCATATACAACTTACCTTCTATTGGTCTAAATGGTATACTCATAGTTCCTTGATAATATTTACCGTCCTTTCTTATTGCAAACTGTTTTTTAGTTGTAAGATAAACAATAGGATAATCACTAGGATTAGGAACCGATTGATGAAGTATTTCAACCTCTCCAATTGGTGTAAATATTTCATTAAACTTATATACATCAGAATATGTATCATTATCTATATTCTCAATAATGCCATCCAAGCGTTCTTTATCCGTTGCTGACATCAAGCCATGCTTCTCGCTTGTTGCATCCCACAACTGCTCATCAGTAACCTTACCATTTGCATCCAAGGTAGCCACACCATTAGCCACACCCTTCTGGCTTAGTGGAATCTGTGCTTCATTAGTTACATTGCCAAGACCTACCTGTTCTTTTGTCACACCATGTGGGTTCTTCTTATTAGCCACATGCTGAGAATAAGGAGATAAGTCCACTGTGGTTGTATACTCACCCAGCTTCTCCCACTTAGTTTCATCGTATGTGGCTGAGATATCACCAGTATAGATATACTCGGCATATATATTTTTACCATTAGGGTCTCTGTTTTCTGTAGCTAAAATATATATACGATTCTTATTAATACCACTTGTAGGAAGAGCAGAAACAATCTGAAACAGTGTAGTATCAATGTTATTTGGATCTATTACCTTTGTCCAGCCAAGTGATGTTTTACGCTTAGCCCAGTTGGTCAGTCTATAGAAACCAACTCCCTTAACATACCACTGCTGACCCAATGCCAGTTCTGTGTCTGTTTCCTCAGGATTACGCAGCTGCCAGTCATGTAGTGCATACAACTCTGTTAAACTTGCCACAGATCTATGACCACCAATATATCGTGCGTCTGTTATTGCAAAACCTGTTGCTGACACATTACTTGGAGCCAGCGTATTTGCTTGTTTTAATGCCATATCTTTTTTATGTTTTTAATGTTAAACAATTATTTATGCTATATCCAGGAATGAGTTATCCTTCAATGCTCCTGGGTTTACTGTACGGTATACCAAGTAAACTATTGAAGCACCAGCTGCATTTGTCACTGTTACCTCACTCTTTTCAAAACCTCCATTCAGCAATGGTGTGGCTCCATTCTGTACTATCTTAGTCAACTCACCCATTATCTTTGGATAAGCTATTACATAGTACTGGGCATCTGTTGCCGAAATACCTTCAAGCTTTGCTGTGCGTGAATTATTAAGGTCTGTCTTACTCAAACCTTTTATAACATCTGCTGTTATATTGGATACTGATGCCAAACCAAAATAACGGCGATGATAGAAATGTACGCTTGCAGATGCTGTCTTTGTGTCATTGCCACTTGCGGGCTTTACATCTGAACCAACAACCATAAGACCAGTTTTGGCAGCTGCGATGGTTGCAGAGATGGTGGTGTCAGTCTTTACCTTCTCAGGGGTTGTGTATGTTGCAGATGGTGTATTTGCTGCTGGAAGTGCAGTCCAATTACCAGATACACTTGTTGGAACTTTCTGGCCTTCCTTTGCTGTTGGATATGAGAATGCGCCTGTCCATGATGCTTGATAACCGTTTTCAAGTGACAGGGAGGTTGATGATGAAACCATTGATTCCACTGCTGTACCAGCTGCGTTGAACACATTCCATCTGCCTCTGATTTCTGGTGACACAAGAGCGAGGTTGCCGTTTTTCACTCCATTGATGAAGTCTGCATTTGCCTTACCCTTTGCTCCGTCATAAGCCGTACCTGATGATTCACCAAGTTTTAAGGTACTCTTTGCTACATGAGCCTTCATAAGCTTAGTATACTCTGTAAGGCCTACTTTGTCTAAATACTTTGTCATAACTGTTTGTTTAAAAAAATTTATGTTACTATTTATCTTATCATTTATTTCTATGCACTCATTATCTCCCTAATATCCTCAACAGTCATAGTCTCTGTTGCTGCCACTCCTTTTTCAAGGTCTGCTATCACTTCTTGCACACTTTTCATACCTTCTGCAATAGCCTCTCCTTGATATCCGCCTACACCAAGTAGATACTGATAACCATTTTTAGGGCCATTTTGGTCAGGTTCATTAACCATATCACGCTGTACATATATTACAGAAGCATTCTTTTTAACAGTATCTTTACCAACACCAACCATATTTATAAATGATAAGTCATCATAGTTAAAGCAACCTTGAGCATGAGAAAAATATCCACTTGCTGTAGTACCAAAACCCTCAGCATGGGAATAACCACCGCTTGCTATAGTACTCATACCTTGTGCATGAGAAGCATACCCACTTGCTTTAGTACTTAATCCTTCTGCATGAGAACCATTTCCACTTGCAGTTGTATCCTTTCCTTCTGCATGAGAAAAATCTCCATCTGCTGTAGTATCTTTACCTTCTGCAATAGATTTAGTTCCCATTCCTTCCTTCACTGGCAACCAAGTTCCATTGCTAACTGCTTCAGCAATCTTTGTGACTAATCTTTTTAGTCCTAAACTGTCTACAAATTTTGTCATAATTGTTTGTTTGTTAATTTAATGATTTATTATAATTAATTTTATATCCTCTTAACGATTCTCTAAGGCAGTAATACGACCCTCTAAATCTGCTATCACTTCTTGAATAGATTTAGTATCTGTACCAATAGCTTGTCCTTGATAACCTCCAATACCTATGAGATATTGATAACCATTTTTAGGATTACTTGGATCAACTCCACCTTTTGAATCTCTTCCTACATATATAACAGAGGCATTTTGCTTAATAATATTAGTACTATTAGTATTAACACCAACACCTACCATATAAATAAATGAGGGATCATCATAATTAGAAGAACCTTGGGCATGTGAAGCACCACCAGAGGCCATTGTTTTATAACCTTCAGCATGAGAATATGGGGCACTTGCTGTAGTATTAAAACCTTGTGCATGAGAGGACAGACCACTTGCTGTAGTTCTAACTCCTTCTGCGTGTGAATTATTGCCTAATGCTATTGTACCAGAACCTTCAGCATGAGAAGCTCTTCCTAATGCTGTAGTAGTTTGACCTTCTGCTACAGCATATTGAACAACATTTCCATCACCATCAACTCCTTTTTTTATTGGTAACCACTCACCTCCAGCAACCTTATTACCAATAACATCTAAGATTTTTGACACAAATCTCTTTATGCCTATACTATCCATAAGTTTCATACTTTATTATCCTCCTACTATTTCTTCGATTTCTTTTTCTGTTATTCTCTCAATCGCAATACCATTCAGAATATCATTTGAGAGTTTGTCTTTTGTTATTGCACCAGTGGCAATTTTGTCCTTAGTTATACTTCCGTCGGCCAACTTCTTCTCAGTGACCGACTTGTCGTTAAGGTCGGCAGTTTTGATTAATGGGACCTTAGAACCGATTTTAGGGTCTTCTCTAAATGTAGGCATATTTAATTTCGTTTGGTTCGGTTGATGTGAAAATCTGTAGTCCGACGGTTTCGGGGAAGATGGTAAGGCGGAGCTTGAAGGAGGTCATATCTTTGTGACGTCGGATAGGCACGCGCGGATTGGAACCATCGGAGACACGTTGCCGGATGATGAGTTTGCCGGGGCGTTTGAGGGTGACGATGAGGTAGATGTCACGCTGAAACTGAACTTCGGGAGTGACCCAGGCAAGTTCTTCGGGAGAGTATGATGCAGTGAGAGTGTACATAACTATACGGACTGTTTGGAGCCTGTCAGTTGAACTGCAATAGCGAACATTGCTTGTGCACGTGGGTCTTGGTAGGCGGTGAGCAAGAGGTAGGCAATGTAGTAGATGAAGGCAGACTCGTGGATGGTTGGAATATCTACGGTGGTATCATCAGAAGAAGTGTCGATGTCGGAAGCTATACCGATATAGACAATCTCGGCAGTGTCGGTAGAGGTGTAAGGCTGAACAAGGATTCTCGTAGGAGAGCCTTGCATGACAGTGGCGAGAGGTCGGTTGAGAGTACCCTTTGCAGTGTCGTCGAACATGAGCATGGCGTCGTCGGAAGTGTCGAGAATAGGTATGGCAGCCTTGTGCCATGACGAGAGACGTACGCGAGTTAAGGTGACGGTGGAAAGAGACAAGGGGATGGCGATGGTGGCGATGTCGGAAAAGCCATCATAGGGGGTGATAGTGAGTGTTGTAACACTGGTGGAGGATGAGGAGCTTGGAGAGGAGGAGAGGGTGACGGATTGGGAGGTGGCTACGGCAAGCCATCGGCGTGCGTCGTTGATTTTGGCACGTATGATATTATCCATGTAGGAATCCTCTCCATTGTCGGCAAGCTTGGCATCCTCATGAGTCTCGTGGTCGATACACCATTTTACTTTGTTGATGATTTCGGAGATAGTCATAACTAATGCTTTAAGGAACTACTCGCCAAGGGACAGTTTGGGGAAGACGATGCCTTCCTTAGCTGCAAAAGCGAGAGCCTTGGCAGGACTGGTGAAATTCTTGGAGTAGTTAGTGTTGACGTAAACAAGAAGCTCGTCGGGGGTGGTGACAGAATCGACACTATCCACCTGCTTCTTGGGCGTTGGCTCGGGAGTTGGGACGGGGTCTTTGTCGTCGGAGGTTTTGATTTCGCGGATCAACACCACAGTACCAGATTTGAAAAGCGTACTGCTCTCAAGAAGGTCTTGATAATACTTGCCCTTAAGAGATAATTCGGGACAAGTGCCTGTAATGATATTACCACCTGTGAACTCGTAGTGAACCTTGTTACCACCTGCACCAACGAGAGTATGATGACTATTGTTTAGTGCCTCTTTTAATCTATATATCTTAATCATTGCGTTTTGGAATTTTAAAGATAAGCCTCGCTGAGACATTAGCGAGCAAAGCCGTTGCTCAGCGAGGGCTTTACGGAAATAAAATAATCTTTAGGCTGCTACGTCCTGACCCTTGTAGAGTTCCCACTTGGTGCCGTTGTAGTAGTAGACGGTACCCTTGTCGTACTGAACATCGCCAGAGACGTAGTCCTCGGTAAGGGCAACCTTCATGCCGGCTGACGGAGTTGCGGGGAGTTTGGGAGCAGAGATGATAGTGGTAAGAGTGGACCCGCCAAGCTTAGAAATCTTTTCCTCAGGACCAACAAGTATAGAGTTGTAGCCACGGAGAGCGATACAATCGGCCTCCTCGTGAATCCAACGCTTAGCGTCGCGGATAGCACCTGCACCCTTAGACATGTCGTTGGTGCGCTCCTTGTTGGCAACACGAACGTAGCGACGACTCGCCTTAAGGTCGATGATAACGGCAAAGTCCTCCATGTGCATGAGGTCGAGAGTCTGATCCCAAACAACATCGAAAGTACCGAATGTGTCCTTGATGCGCTTGAAGGTAAGGTCGAACTCGTCGTGATTGATGATGTCGTTCTTGCCATCCTTGTCAATCTTCATCTTCTCCATGCGCTCGATGAAGTTCTTACCAGCGAAGACGTAAGCATGGTTATTTTCTGCAAATTCTGTAAACTGGAGCTTTGAGAGAGCAATCCAGTCGGCCCACTCCTGAACGTCGCCAATAGCATACTTATTGGTAATCTGAGGCAAGATACCCTCGGCAAAGTAAACATCCTCAACAGCACCATCCTCAGTGAGCGTCTTAATGCGTCGCTTAGAGCCAAACCAATAAGAACGCTCGGCGCGGAGGTTGTACTTCATGATAGCGTCAGCCTTGAGGTCCTTGACGGAGATAGGTACCTTGGTCTGTACCTTCTCGAAGTCGGTAGTAAATAGAATGTTGAGAAGCTTCTTCTGAACACAAACCTCCTTCTCGCGAGGCTGCATGTTCTCAGGAGGAACCATAAGCTGAGACTCGCTTGCGGCAGTTGCGCCAACAAGTAAGACAGAGCCAGAAGGAATGTCCGGGCAGGTCATACTGTCAAGGTCGTCGGCTGGAGTACCATTGTTTTTAGCCTTGCCGTTGGTAGCCTGGAGAACGACCTTCTTGCCGTTAGACTCGATGACATAGAGCTGAAGAATACCCTCGTGCTCGGTGTTAGAACCCTCCTTGTAACCCTCAACATCGGGAACAAAGACAGTAGAACACTTGTAGAACGGACGGAGAGAACCAGAGAAGTTGGTAGAGTTAAGCTCGATGGTGTCGCCACCAGTGATTTCGGCAGTAGTCTTACCGTCGAGAGTCTCGCCACCGATGCGCATGTGTTTGGCAGTCCAGTTCTTGATAGGAACCTTGGCGGCAACCTGTCGGGCGATACTGAGAAGCGGAGTCTTGTATGGATAGAACTTTACGATGTTTCTGTCCCACTCCTCATCAATCATGCCACCCTCTTTGAGCTGGGTGGATGAAGCCTGAGTTCCCGTCAAATCCTGACCATCCTTTTTGCCACCGGGACTATTGAGGTCGCTCTTGCCAGCCTCAACGTGTTCGTGTTCAGCAACCTCTGCAGCGGTTGCGGGAGTGTTGCCCTCATCGCCAATCTGAGGCGCAACGTTGTCGGCAACAGCCATGAGCGACGAGCCGCCAGTTACAACGGAGAGTAGCATAAGTAAGAGCCAAGTAAGGAAATGTCCGCTTTTAATAAAATTAATAAACCGATAGTGTTTCATTTAATTGATATTTTAGAAATTAATAAATAATAAAATGTGTTTTACTTTTAAACCAGACCATCCCAGAAGCCACTGGACTTCTTTTTGGTGGGCGACACACCACTGTTAGTACTGAGAGAAGGCGGGATCTCGGTCTTTTCGGAACGCTTGACCCTGTTCTGAATCTTTTCGTTACGTCCTTGCATAGCACCCTCCTCGCGAGCCGAAGCCACGTCAGCGTCGTAGTTTTGCGCGTTTTTGAAGAGCTGCCACGTCTCGGTGGAGACTATACCATCCTCAGCGTCGCCGATAACCTTGAAGAAACTCTCCCAAAGGTCGGCTTTAGCGTCGTCGTCAAGACCAAGTTCGTCCATAGCATCGGCCGACTTTTGGAGGTTGGCAACAAGTTCTTTTTCGTGGTTTTCCTCGTCAGCCTTCTTCTGTTGGAAGTCAGCAATCCGCTGAGCCACCTCCTTGCCTATCTTCTCGTCCTGCATAGCAGCGCCGATGTCGATACCATGAGAAGCTATCCATGTGATAGGGTTAAGGTTGGGATTCTTTGTAAGGTCCATAGCCATAGCTGCAACCCAACGGTTGTTGTCGAACATTTCGCTGAGAGCCTTTCCGTCCTCCTCGTAGCGAGAGAGAGCGTCGGCATCGTCGTTCATAGCAGCGTAGCGAGCCTCCTTGTCCTCAAAGTCGATGTCCTTGTGGCGTTTGGCAAAACGCTCGGAGAAAGCCTTGCGGTTGGGTCGGTCGTCTACGGGTGGAGCTGTAGCCGCTGCTTGCGACTGAGCTTCGGTCTTGATTTCATTATTTTCTTCTGCCATATTTTTATATATAATAAGGTGTATTATCCTTTACCTTTTCCGGGTATCTACATATTTTAGTTTACGCTTGCGAATATCCCGATTTTTTGCGTCCGTTTTTCCGTGTTTCGTACCTGCAACTTTGGGACAGACGAAACACGGCATTTCGTGCTGTCGTTTAGAGTATTTTTGCGCTGATAGACAATGACGTAAGATAGAAAT